CAGTCGCTGCGGTTGCCGCTGGACTGGTGCTGGATGGCGTTGTGCACGAGGGTGCGGCGCAGGTGGACGTCGTAGCCGCCCTGGTCGGGGCTAACGACGGTAGTCGGGTAGAACATTTCGGAGAAGCTGTCCTGACGGGACGCTTTCACGTTGAAGGCGATCGAGTACGGGATGAACTTGGCCAGTTCACGCTCGTCGAACGCTTCGAGGGACGGAGTTTCGCGGACGTCGACCGAACCGGCAGCACCGGAGGTAGCAACTTCCAGACGCTCACCACCTTCAGCAGGAGCGGAGCGCAGAGCGATGTCGGCGTACTCGGCAGGAGCACCAGCGGCCATGGCAGCGATGGCACCAGCTTCCAGTTGCGCGTCGGTCAGCTCTTCGCCAGCTTCGTCGCCTTCCATGGAAACCGACAGAGCGTTCTTGATTTCGCTTTTCAGCATGTCGGCAGTGCGGGTCAGTTCGCCCAGGGAGGCCGCGTCCAGCGATTCCATGCTGATCACTTGTTGGGTGATCTGACGGGAGCTGAGGTCGGTACCTTGCGAGTCGATGGTGCTGCGCAGAGCGCCTACAGCAGTGGCCAGAGCGGAACCCTGTCCGGATTTCGAATTGATACGAGACATGTGTTGAGTCCTTACCTTATTTCAGATACAGTGGGGAGTACGGCAGAAGTCGCCTCATAGTGTAGGTACATCTACAGGAAACAATTTAATCTGCTATACCATTTGCAAAAAATCCACTTCCTTGCAGAAAGCAGAAACTTGTTGGCTTGGCGTTAAACTCCATAGAATAGAGTTAGGCGACCAATCCTTTCAAATAGTTGATAAACACCGGCTTGTCAGCCAACTCTGGCAACTTATGCTTCAGCAGGTGTTGACCAAACAACCGCTCCTTAAACAGGCGCTCGGCTTGTCGCACTACTTCGTTGGGCGTACCCATCTCGTGCTGACCCAGCGTGACGACGATGTACTCGTCATCCAGCACAGTGCAGCTATAACATAGTGGCGCACCCTCCACGAAATTACGGCCGATCAGATGCTCCAACGGATTGAACTGTTGGGTCTGTGCAGGGTTGTTAACCTCAGTGGCAGGATTGATCTTCATCTCCAGATAGCTCATATACGAACTGACTCGTGCATCCTGGAGGGCCAGAGCCTGTTCAGTGATCTCGTAACAGCCCGTATAGACGGCACCAGAGACGTGTAGCGGCCACGCATTAACCATGGCGTAAACCGATACATCTTCAGCTGATGTTATAGACAGAACTTTTTTAACGTCGGTGACAGCAGACAACGGAAGCCCATGGGCTGCCAGGGTTTGCTCCAGCCACCGAGGAACAATGATCAACTTCATGTTTTACTCCTAGGAAAGACAATGGACTTCAATATTTTGCTGGTTCAGGTGATTACCCTTTTATATCGGGAAAGTCAGCTGGACAACCGGACGAGTAACTCTGCCGAATTGGCGAATACCGTCGTAGGTACCATCAAGCTTCCTGACACCACCGTAGAGATGGATCGTAGTCGCGATACCTTGGTCTCTCTGCGCAGCACAGCCTTGTGGATGATCGGCAACCCGCCGACACAGGACTACGATCGCGGAATGCTGCTTCAAAGGATACGTGTAAACGTTGGTGATGACGAGTATCTCTACCAAGCTGTGGAGATGGCCACACAAGACCTTCCTGACATCGGTGCTGTTAAGAAGGCTGTGTTGGAGTACCGTGCTTCACTGAACTCGTATGTCAACCTGGCAGCGGTTGAGGAAATCCTCAAGAACAACTACCACAAGCTTGCTTTTCACCGCGGTGCCATTGGACGAGACTTCGTAGGCGAGATTGTCACGGCCCTCGAACCTTACCAAGCCGGTACAGGTGCTATTGCTAACCCTGCCATCGTTGGTGAAGCCGACCTTGATGACATGGAAAAGGTACTGGCTCTGTTGGAACAGTCACGTGATGAACTGTCCAACGAAGGCATTCTCAAAACCGGTTGGCAAGCCATCAACCGGATGTTTGGTGATCAGGACGGTGCGCGGCGCGGTGAGCAGATTCTGGTAGGTGCACTCCAGCACAACTACAAAACAGGCTTTACCCTGAACCTGTTTAAGCACTTCTGTATCTACAACAAGCCGTACATGCGAGACCCTTCCAAGAAACCGATGGGTGTACACATCTCGGCTGAGAACAACCTCAACGACAACATCATGCAGCTCTACGTCTCGCTTCGTGAGAACGAAACCAAAGAGCCGGTGATCTTGCGTGAGGTGGATATCGATTATGCCTCCAAGTACGTTAAGGAAAAGCTCCAGGAAACGGGTTACTCCATCCGGATGCTGCGGGTAGACCCGAGCCTCTTCACGTACCGTGACTACATGGACTTGATCACTCGCTACGAGTCCGAAGGCTACGAAGTCCACTTCTGCGTGTTCGACTACCTGAACATGATCAACAAGAAGGGTTGTCAGCAAGGCCCACACGGTTTTGAAACACGCGATCTGTTCCGACGGATGCGTAACTTCAATACTCCGCGTGGTATCACGTACATCACTCCACACCAGTTGTCGACTCAGGCTAAAGAACTCGTGCGTTCCAACATCGAGAACTTTGTCCAAGAGATTGCCAACAAAGGTTACTACGACTCCTGCCGGACGATCGACCAAGAAGTGGATATGGAGATTGCGATCCACATCGAGAAGATGAATGGTAAGAGCTACCTGACTGTACAGCGAGGCAAGCATCGCAAGTTGGGGACGACTGCAAATGAACACCTTTACACTGTACTTAAGTTTGAACCTGTAGGGGGAGGAATACCCGACGACATTAATGGGCCCGATATGTCTCTAAGAGCAGTTGGCGGAAGCGCCGTATCTTCAAGCGATCAGACCGACACTTGGTGGGCTAACTAAAGTCGACATAAACGAGGTCTTCCCCTTCGGGGGAAGCCTCACCCTTTTATGACCTCTGTATTCTAGGCGGCATAAAAGTTATTCCGACCACTAAGCCTACGGGTGCACTCCGCGCTTAGTGGTCGGTCTAACCCCGCCCCAGTCTAGTGAGACGGCTGCCCAGAGATTGACGGTCCCGGACGTTCTCGTTCGTCTCCGGAAGAGTCAGTTCCGGAGACACGTTAAGCGAACTTAGCCGCTGAGAAGGGCTTTCGTAACCCTCACCACCTACACGATGAGTCAGTGATGGAGTGTATCTTTAACACTCATTAAAAACCCTACAAAAGTAATTTATTACAGAATTGAGTAAATATATACTTTTTTTAACCATTAGTTTGAGAGTAATGTGCTCTCGTCACTTAAGGTACCAACCAGTACCATAATCTAATCAAGCTTCGTGCTTGCGTATCGGACCAACCACTGTGAATAATCACAACGTCCTAAACGGGTGTGGCTGTCACCAGCAGTCACCAAAGACCCCGTTTAAAACTGGTTTAACTCTTAACACCGTAACACCCTTCACTGTCGCTGGTCGTCAGCAAACCTCTCACGAGGGTTTTCTCAGTGTCGCGTTGTTCCTCTTGATCGGCGATCTTTTTAAAAGAACCGTTCAGTGTGGGAAAACTGCAATTCATCGCGGTTTGGTAACTTTGTTGTTTAAGACAAAGCCTCTCTTTAAAGTTCTCTCCAACCAGGACTTTAGTCGGGTTTTTAAAAGTGTTCAGTTGGGCGTTGGCCGCAAGTCGCGTGTACACACTACACCAATTGTCGCAGCGTTCTACTCAGGTTCTTTTTGTGATTCTCTCGCAACGAGTACCAACCGGTAACGATAGCGCCCCTGCCACAGGGCCACCCTTAGGAGGACTCCCGTGTAGGGAGCCTCCAAGGGATCGTTATGCCGCTTATTTTCCAAAGCCTTTTATGCCGGCAGAGCTAAAGAGCCGTTTGGTACTGTAGTAGCCAAAAGCTCGACCACTGTACCCATGACTTTTTGGCAGCGAGACTTCCACCACCATCAGTCCTTGATCGTCGAAACGACGTTCAAGCATCTCCCCTAAGCTGACAATGAAGTCGACTTCGCGGTGTTTGAGTTCAGAGAACAGGCTGTCACTGACATACAAGCAAAAGCGTTGGCGGTAGTATTGACTGTCATTCTTCACCCGGTAGGTGACATAACCACTACAGCTCTTCTCAATGTCATCCTCAATATCAGCGATGGGCATGAAAATCGTGTTAGGTAATACTTGAATAACATCGCCGTTCTCCACCATAGCGTCCAATGTAATCATCTTCTACACCTCGGATTACGTAACTGGTGCTGTGGCTAAAGGACAGTCTTAAGGACAAACCCATCGAAGAAGTTTTTAAGCACGACTGGATCAGTTTGAAGGTGTACTTTAGCAGCGCTGGGTTTAGTGAATCTTCCGCCGGTGAAGGTCCGGTGTAGATCCACGCCACCTCGAATTAATGTGAGCTTCCACGATGCCACTTTGAGTACTTGTAAAGCTTCGTAGAAAATGGAGTCGACTCGTGCCCGGCTAATCACCTTCGGTCCGGTCGGAGTCATGAGTTCTGGTTTCTCACACAGTTTGTCGTGCAAGGCTACCGCTTGGTCGTATTCGCCGTGACGCGGTAAGAGTGACCAGACAATGCGTGGAATATCGGCCCCATTGGTCAGAAAACCCAATTCGACGTCAACCCATTCGTCACTGCCCTTAGTACCCACATAATACCGGAATGGTACACACACCCGCCAGAAATCTCCGGCCAGTATGAAACTTGCATTCTCGTCATAGGCAAACGCCGTGCGGTTACTTAGATTGGTGAATCCAACAAAAGTATCCATAAGCTTCCTTGTGAAGGCTAACGAAAAAAAAAGGACGAGGCCCTCTCATAAAATAGGCGGCATAGACGGGGCCGTAGCCCCGTCTAAACCAAGTAGCAACTATTTCACCAACAGGTACAACCAATACACAAGGTTCGCTAACAAGAATGCGAAGTTACCTACCAGAAAGTTCCGGTCAGCCAGAAAGGCTCTACGACGCTCCTGTTGCAACACCAGCGCTCTGTCGAACACTGCCATAGCTTACTCCTTAAACGCCTCGCTTAGACCAGTCCAAAGGCGTTGTGTAGACGTTTGATCATCACACGGCCATCGTCCGCATGCTGTTCTTCAGTTTCCACTTGGATGGAGGTGATGTACCGTGCAGGAACCACAAAGCGACCTTTGTCATCGCGTGGGAAGAACTGCACAACATACTCGTTCTCCAGTTGATCAGTGACCAGGTCAGCCGAAAGGACGTGGAACTGTTTCTGATCCCCGTACGCACGTAACGTGAGGTTTTCCAACCACCCCTCTTTGCATTCGTCATCGGCGTAGTACCGAGGGAACTCGATGTCACGGGTCATGTTGGTGATGCGTACCGGCTGGTACTCACGCTTCATGAACTCTCGCACCAGGTTCAGGTTGTGTTCATCGTTGGCGAACATCCCGAAGGTATTGAAGCGACTACCCAGCACCAACAGAATCACCCGGCGACGAAACGTTTTGCGCTCAGGGTCAAAGGTGGAGATGGGGGAGAAGCGTTCTTTGAAAGCTTCCTCGGTGTTGTAAAAGAGCGTGCCGCGTACACTGTCGAACGATTCAGTCAACAGGGAATACACCACCTGCTTTTGCGAACAGTCATCGGCGTGACTGGCCACCCCATGAAACATCACCGGAAAGCCGCTGCCGCTGATGTAGATGGTGCTCGGAATTGGGTTGTGGTCAAGCATTGATACTGTTCTCCAAAACAACGTAGCCAACGGTTCCGTTGGTCAGGTGATATTCTTGAAGCACCATGCCTTTCCACGGTACCTGCTGACCAGCCTTAGCCCCTTCGAACAGGTTCTCAGCCGAGTTGGTCAACATCCGGACACTACCGAGATGACTGACGTGGTTGTTCAGCTCTTCGAGGGATTCGGTTGTGGTGTTGATGCGACACCCTTTGACATTGAAGTAGACGATGCCGCCGGATGCTTTACCGACTCCGACTGTGGTCCGCTTAGGGTGGAAGGTGTTAAAATCCACACCCTCGATCACACCCAGCTTCTTCCCCAACCCCAGTTTTTTGAAAGTCATAAAGCTACCCATGTCTTACGCTCCTTGCTTTTTGTAGTGTTTAGATACGACCTTTACCCCGTGCTCCCATTCCGTAAACGACATGGAATCTACATACCCGTCAAGGGGTGGGGTGTAGTAAGTATCGCCATCGTAATCCTCATCGATGTGGGTGATGAGGTACTCGTCTACGCCGCAGGTGTCGGCAGTTTCGTAGAGTTGTTTTCCACCTATGACGTAAACAAAACCCGTTTCAGAAACCCTTTTGGCAAAGGCCAGTGCTTCTGGGTACGTGTTAAAAACCCGAAGAGATTCATCTGTGGGTAGATTCAAAGAGCGTGTAACGACGATGTTGAGACGGCCGGGTAGCGGCTTGCCGAGGCTCTTCCACGTATTGGCACCCATGATGATCGGGCTACCCATGGTGGTCTGGCGAAAGTACTGCATGTCGCACTTGAACCGGGGCCATGGCAAAGCGTTTTCCTTGCCGATAACCCCATTGCGAGCGATTGCAACGATTGAGCGAACTTTGACTGTCATTCGATGACTTCCTAGTTTGTACCGCAGCTAAAGTGACTTGGTGACGCGCAAGGGCTGCGCACACCCACTCCAACTCGATCCAGGAGATGCCTGAGACATCTAACCCGTAACGCGGGGAGTGTTGAGCAGTTGGTTGTTTTATCCCTTCCAAGGTCAACAGGGCTATACATCCTTGTAGCCTCTGGAAGTGGTCCAGCATTTTACTTGCAGCGATTTCCAGCGGAACGTACCGCGCTCCGCTATTGCAGTAGAAGCGTAACTTCAACGTCGGGAAATACGACAGAAATACCGAGAGTTGCTCACGGTTGAGCGACGGTAGTTTCATCCCCAAGACGATTTCTCCTCGCTGCTTGTTGGGCAGCCAATTCGTTGTGTGTGAAAGTTGCTTGTAAGACCTCACCCTCCCCAGGGTAATACAACAGGTCTTTGTAGGGAACCGGTCCACCGAGGTTCTTAATCGCCCACCAACGAGGGATACCTTTAAAACCCCAGTTAGCGAACATCAAAAACTCTGCCTCAATGTTGTCGACAATGCGATAGTACCAGATCAGCCAAAAGAGGACAGCGGTGTATATTTCAGTTTCGTTCTCGTGAGCCCACAACAGGTCTTCTTCGGTTTCATAGGTGACGTCAATCCCCCACACTACCCCATCGTGAATAACCATCCCCATTACACCCGCATCACCCAGCTTACGAGCAGGGAGTGCGTAATACAGATAGTCGTCAATGTAATTGTCAAGTTTACGGTAGGCTGACTCGACATTGCGGTCGAGAATACATTTTTTGATAAAGCCTTGGGCCACTTCAGGTTTGACCTTCACTTTACCTTTGTACATGTCAACCGCTTTTTTATACATCGCTTTCTTGCCATGGTTGATCTCAATCAACTTCAGAATCAAAAAAGCGTCCAAGTCGTGATACATAATGCGTACCCTTTCTTCCGTTTAGGAATGTAAGTTTAAGTGATACTCTACAGGGCTTGGGGCAAACCCAAGACCCTATAGAAAAATGCAGGAATGTTTTTATTTATCGTTACAAGCGACCTAAGTAGCTATCGCGCAACACTTGAATCCCGGCTGCGTGGGGATGGCCGCCGCCTGAGAACTTCTCAGCAATGGTGTTGACGATAATCCCACCTTTCTTCGAACTGATCCGATACACCCGACCCATAGCCGTTTCGTGGTAGATCATCACAATGGGGAAGTTGTCTTCCAACGCCCGACCGATTTGGGTGCAGAGGTACTTCGGTGCGTTGACCAACGCCACGTCGCTGTACGTCGTGGTGCGACCGTCACCGTTAGGTACCTCCAAGCTCACCACCCGCAAGGTGTTCTCGATAGCCCACTGGACGTGATTGTTTTCAGTTTCCATCAACAGGCGAGCTTGCTCCATCACGCGCTGATCGGAGGTAAAGCCATCAACCATGTACAGGTTCAGGAAATCGTCCACTGTACGCAGGCTGGTCAGCTTGGCCTTACAGTACGCGGCGAAGGAACGGTATTCAGCTTTCTGAGCATCAGGGAGCTGGAGGTCCCACGTCTGTACACGGTCTAGCAGGCGCTTGTAGTGACGCATGTCACCAATACGCACACAGGGGAACGCCAGCTCGTCAAACACCAGCTGAGCCCCACAGCGTTCCATGTCAAAAACTAAGCGTACGTCAACCCCGTTAAAGTACTCCCCTGAGAGCCCTTCAAACATCCGAACGGCGGTGTCGTGATGATCGTAGATGTGTACCCCAACAGCTTTCTCAGCGATCGCCAAGATGACGTCAGGCTTTGCTGACATGTCGGCAAAGACCACTTGATCGCCAGGCATTACGAAACTCAGCAGTTCGTCCTTGTAGGTCACCGCATGGAGTTCGTAGGGTTTACCAATGTACTCGAACACCCGCTTGAGCAAAGCCCCACTGAAGTAACCGTCGGTACAGTCTTTGTGATAAAAGCCCACCATGCGGGTAATGGCGGGGGCGTCTTTCCAGGCTTGAGTGATTGCGTGTGGCATTGTAGAACCTATTAGGTATTAGGGGTTAGGTGTCTCTTACCTAAGTAGATCGTGTGTTTACGCATATCTACCTCGGGTAAAAAATAAAAAAGGGAGGATAAGGCCTTTGTGTCCTTATCCAACCCCCTGTTAGGTAAAGCAAGAGCAGTGGTAGTCGTAAGGCAGAATAAACTGCCTTACTCCTTATTCTATCCGAATAAGCTCTCAATCAATAAGAGCTATCAGTAGAAATAAACCCGCTAAGGGTTTAAGCCTGATGCTTGTAACGCTTAAGGAAGATCAGATCCAGCGCCTGTATACCCAAGTGCATCTGAGGCGTAGCCTGAATGCCTTCCTCGGTTTCAGTGACCTCAACCGGGATAGCTTTCACTTGCATATGGAGCCCATCGTCTTGTCCACGAGGACCCATCAGGTACACCTGCTCAGGGCTATCTACCCGTACCACTAGCTCCCCTTCCTGCAGGTCCTGCCAGCCGTGGTTACGGATGTGATCCATGAGCTTACGGGTGACAGAGTTGACCGGAGTGACGCCTGGCAAGCGCAGAGTACCGTTATGCAGTGCTTCACGCAACACCTGCTCACTGGCGGGTGTTGGTCGGATACGGAACAGGTTAGCATTGCTTACGTGGTCCAGGTACAATTCCAAGACCCCATGATGAAACACCACCTGACCGGCGATTTGAGCCAGTTCCTTGTCCCTACCTGAGTAGGTCAGGTACTCACCCTCAACCCCAACAAACTTGAAGCTGTCAGTCAAGACCGTGTCGTGGTAGGTGACGTGGAATTCAATCAGGGCAAACAGCTGCTCGAATAGTTCTGGGTGATCTTTTCCCTTGTAGGTGAGGTATGGGTCACGGATGCTTTCATTGTAGTAAATACCCGTGCCATGACTGAACATGCCAAAACTACCGAAGGGCTGACCTGGGAAACGAGGGGTGGGGTACTGACTCAGGAACTGGTGCTTGCGGCAGAAGTATTTTTGGAACTGGTGATATTGCTTGGACACCACTGTGATGATATCGATAACGTCCTGCGAATCCAGCTGCACCGATTCGATAGCTGTGGCCAGAACTTCTTCAAGGCAGACGCCGGAAGACGGACTATTGACAACGGTGTTGATGTTGAAGGTCTTCTTATCCATGGTGGTGCTCCATTTAAGTTTAAGGTAAAGGGGTATCGCTAACTATTGCACTTGGATGATATAGGTTTGAAAATATTTAGGTTGGAATAAGAAAAAACACCTTGGACTTAGTGTATGCAAAGTGTCTAATTTCAGGTAAGGCGGGGCATCCCTGAGGTCCGTAGTCCGGATTGAATTCCGTTGACCCTATGGTATAGTTGGCACAATTTTTTAACCCCCGATTGACTTGAAGAAAAAGGTTTTCCCAATGCTTAAGACCATGGTGAAGTTCAACGGTACCGAAGAACCCTTTACAGCGAAGAAGGTCGCTCGTTGGGCAGAATGGGCCGCCAAGAAGCTGGGTCACAAGGTTGACTGGCCGAGCATCGTTATCACTGCGGTAAACGAATGTCCTGAGAAGATGTCCACTCAAGACTTCCAGAAGAAACTGATCGACGTCGTCCTGCGTGGCGAAGACTGGCCTCATTACCAGATGGCCGGTCGCCTTTATGCCCCGATGATCACCAAGGCCACTTATGGTCATGACGTCCCCACCGTTCAGCAACTGCATCAAAAGCTGGTCGGTTTGGGTTTGATGGACCATCTGAGCTACACCGACGCTGAATACGCTGCTGTGGAAAAGGTCATCGACCATGACCTGGACAAGGATTACATCCACTCGCGTATCGAGTACATCTACAAGAAGTACGCGGTACAGAACCGTGTGACGGGTAAGAGCTACGAAACCCCACAGTTCGTCTACATGCGCATGGCCATGGCCTTGTCGGAAAGCTTCCCGACTGAACAACGCATGAAGCACATCCGCAAGTGGTATCACTACCTCAGCAGCGGTAAGCTCAATGCTCCGACGCCGAACTACGTCAACCTGGGTACGCCGCTCAAGGGCTTTACCTCGTGTTGTATCTACACCAACCACGACTCGGCACGTTCGATCGGGGTGGGTCTGCATATTGCCTACACCATGACCTACATGTCGGCAGGCACCGGTACGTACCTCAATACCCGATCGATCGGGGATGAAGTGCGTGGCGGAGCCATCGAACACCAAGGTAAGCTACCTTACCTGCGTGCTGAAAAGTCTATGGTTAAGTGTAACCTGCAAAACGGACGTGGTGGTGCACTGAACGTCAGCTGGTCGGCTTTTGATCCTGAAGCCGAAACGTTGGTGGCGGTGCAGAACCCGATGTCGGTGGAAGACAAGAAGATCCGCGGGATCGACTACACCATGACCATCTCCAAATTCATGGTGCGCTTCGCAGCTCGCAAGCAGAAGCTCTTCTACTTCAACAGTCACACCGCACCTGATCTGCACGACGCTCTGTTCTCCGGCGACGTTGAACACTTCGAGAACCTGTACAACAAGTACGAAGCCGATCCGCTGTTCATCAAGACCTACTTCAACGCGCGTGAGCTGATCATCAACGCGATGAACGAGGCCTACGAGACCGGCCGCTACTACTTGGCATGGGCTGACACCATCAACATGCAGACGCCGTTCTATGACACCATTTGGGCAACCAACCTGTGTGTCGAGATCATGTTGCCGACCTCCGGGTACGCCGACATGCAGGATCTGTACAAGACCGAGGACGTGGGTTACATCCGTTTCCAAACCACCGATGGTAATCGCCATGAACTGACGGCTTCTCAACCGGTTTATGTGGAGCGGGCACCTGTCAATGTACTGCGTACCGCACGCCGTGTGATTCCGGCCATTGAGCTGGAGCAGGGTGAGCAGTTCCAGTTTGTCAAGGATGGTCTGCACTTCGATGTGTTGCAAGTCGATGAGCGCAAGGCTGAGCCGGAAGTGGCGATGTGTAACATTGCCGGTATCTGTCCGGGACTGATCGAAAGTGACGAAGAATACGCCGACGTGATGTATTACGCGCTGCTGATGATCGACCGTTGCATCCACATGACGCACTACGAACTGCCACACATTGGCTTCACCTCGAAGAACCGCATGAACGCAGGTGTAGGCATCATCGGTGATGCGTACTGGATGGCCAAGAACGGGTACAGCTACACCACCCGTGAAGGCAAGGGTAAGCTGTTCGAGCTGAACGAAACCCACTACTACCACGCCATTACTCAGTCGATTCGTCTGGGCCGTGAGTTTGGTAACGCGCCGTGGATTCACCGCACCAAGTACCCAGAAGGTTATCTGATTTTCGACGATGGTGCTAAGGCCGTCATGGAGATCCATGATCAACCGTTCATGCGTGACTGGGACCAAGTCCGCAAGGATCTGGTAACGTACGGTGGTGGACGTTTCAGCTGCCTTGTAGCCCACATGCCAGGCGAGTCTAGTTCCAAAGGAGCCGGTCAACCTAACGGTCGTTATCCGGTTCGTAAGGCTGTGATGACCAAGACCGACAACGGTATTGTGACGCGCTTTGCAGCTCCTGAAAGTGATGTGTTGCACTACGAGTCGTGCTGGGACCTTTCCAGTGTGGATCAGATCGACATCTACGGGTTGGGTCAGTACTGGACCGACCAAGGCATCTCGGCTGATACGTGGAAGCGCCTGCCGCCAGGTGAGACCGTCAAGACCAGCGAGATGATCAACGATGTCATCTACATGACCAAGATGGGCCTGAAGTCGCGTTACTACACCAACAGCCTGACCTCCTCGCTCAAAGAGATGGAAGACGGTACAGTGGTGATGGTGGAGCACCTCAATACCGATAATGCGGTTGAGGTCGCCAAGTGCGCCGATGGTGCCTGTTCCATGTAACCTGTAGGAGGGCTTCGGCCCTCCTTTCCTTTTTTTTTTGTCAGAGTGTGGTATGAAACTAAAGCCTGTCGAGATAGATCCCTCTATCTTCAATTTGAAAAAGACTGACTACGAAACCAAGAGCTTGTTCTTGGGTCAGCAACCTGGTCTGTTCGATACCATCAACAAGACGTATCCGCAGATCTGGGAAAACTACAAGACCATGAAGTCCCAAGACTGGGACGAGACTGAGATTCCTTTCTCCAGTTGTATGGTAGAGTTTGAAACTGAAGACGCGCGTAAAGTGCGTAAGATGATTTACTCGTTGGCTTGGCAGTGGGAAGCCGATTCGGTGGCTTCACGTTCGATCAGCCACATCGTGTCGTTGTTTGACCCCGCCAGCGAGCTGTGGGCGGCCTGGCAGCGCGTCTCGGACAACGAAGTGGTACACGGTGCGACTTACTCTGAAATCGTGCGTGGGAGCTTTAAAGACCCACGTAAGGTGTTGGAAGAAGTACTGGGTATCGTGGAAGCCCACCAGCGCCTGGCTGTGGTGGCTAACGAATTCACTTGGATTCGTCGTCGTGGTCTTCTGTATCAACTGGGCGAAGTCCCGAATGATCAGGAGACCTACAACGCCATCTTCATGTTCACCTTCCTGATGTTCGTTCTCGAGCGTCTGCAGTTCATGTCCTCGTTCGTGGTGACCTTTGCCATGGGCGAAGAGAACAGCTTCATGCCGGCTTGTAAAGCGATTCAGAAGATCGCCCAAGACGAGTTCGAAGTCCACGTTGAACTGGACCGCATGATCCTGAACAACGAGCTTCAGACCGAGCGAGGTAAGATTGCCTATCGGCAACTCAAGCCGCGCATGCAAGCGGTATACGATGCCGTTATGAATGCCGAGATCACGTGGTTGACTGACGTATTGTGGGCTGATGGGTACGACCTTCAGAACCTGAACCTGCGTCAAGCGACTGATTGGGTGTACTGGTGTGGTCTGAACGTGGCTCGTCCCTTGGGTCTGGAAACCAACCATCCGATCGTAGACCGCATTCCGGTACATTACATGAAAACCTGGTTGAACATCTCCGACATCCAGCCGTCTCCGCAAGAAGAAGCCAACGCTCAATACAAAGTGGGTCTGATGGAACGTGATGACGAGGACATCGAGTTCGCGGTGGACTTCTGATGAACACGGTTCTGTTAGTACTTTTCGCGGTGTTGTTGGGCGTTGTTTCCTGGTGCGTGCGAAGTGAGGAAGACCATGGTTAATCAAGTCCGTCCTCTGGAGCGTTTGGCATTTCTCTTCGAATGTCGGGAATACCCCATCCGTGAAGAGAACCGTCATGGTTATGTGGTATCCGATCGAGACGAGAAGCGGTTCTTTACGATCATTAACGGCGTATGTCGACCTGATGAAGTACAGGACTACTTCAACACTCAAGGGATCGGCCGTTTGGTATTAGACAATCCGCTGTTTGAAGTGGGTGAGCCAGTCGAGATTCACTTTCACACTCCCCTTTGTGGTTTCTAACCACTTGGCCTCTAAGGGACTTCGGTCCCTTAGAGTGCTCTTTATGCCGGCATAAAACCCGTGAGGCCCGAAGGCCCCACGGATTCACCTTAGGCTGCCGGAGCTTCCGGTTGAGCAAAGGTCCAGCTGATGGCGTTGAACGCAACATCGTCGCCCATCGCTTCAGCAGTTCGCAGTTGTTTCTCGATACCGTGGCGGTATGCAGTGAAGCCAGCCAGCGCCGGACTGTACACTGCATCATTAGCCAGGATACGCGAGACCAGGTCTTCGAGACCGTCGCCAACATTTGCAGCCACGCGCCCTTCGTTCAGTTCCACCAGGAACGGAACTTCAGGAGCATCACCTACACGACCACCATCGATCCATGCTTGGTACGCACGGGCTTCAGTGACTTGTAGGGTCCACGTGTGTGTTTCAGCAGCGGGGTAATCGACATTGAGGACAGCCACCGCCTGATCGTAGTCAGCATTCAGACGACCCAGTTGGATGGTCAGACGCTCGGTCAGCGGCTTGGCCAGATACTCTTCTTCCGGAGTTGGGATGTGAGGTGCTTCTACAGCGATCGGATTGCCTTCGGCATCTGCATCGAGCACCTTACCGGCAGCCAACTCGATCATCAGTGCGGCAGCAACTTCCTCGGTCAACAGAACCGCATCGTCACCCACCGGCAGGTTGAACAGGCCTTTACGAGAAGGCGAGAAATAGGTATTCATTTAACGTACCTCAAGGTGATGAATTACGGGGTGTACTTGATCCACAGGTCGCCGTCTTTACCGTCAGAAGCGACAGGGTCAACGGTCGACACGAAGATGTTGGCCGTCGAGGCAGTACCGAGGTTCAGTGCAGTTTGAACGTCACTGATTACCTGTGATTTGGTGCGACCTTCAAGCTTAGCCGAATCAGCTGCCTGGGCAGTGGCGTTAAGCTTACCGGCCAGGTCGTCAGCCAGTGCAGCTTCGGCAGCCGCGACAGCTTCAGTTACAACCTGAGCTTTGCTCGAACCTTCCAACTTCTGAGAGTTTACAGCCGTAGCAGTAGCGTCCAGTTTCTGGCCGACCAGAGTGGTCAGTTCGGTGATCACATCAGGGTTGTTCTGCAGGGCTTCGGCCAGCTCAGCGATGGTGTTCAGGGCTTCCGGGGAAGCACCGATCAGCTCGTTGACAGCCGACTCGATAGCCGCTTTGGCCGACACAGCGGTGATGTACTTAACATCGTCAGTACCCGCAACAGCTTCAGCAACCGAGGCCTTGGCGGCCACGAAGTCATTGAACCCTTGTTGCAGAGTGGCGAGGTCAGCACCCGAAGCCAGATCAGCCAGCAGAGCGGCCAGTTCCAGTTCACCCACTTTGTATTGACCGAAGTCATCGGTTTTGTTGACCTTGGACTCCAGCGAGGATGCAACGGTCGCAAGTGCCCCGCTGACTTTCTCCGACACCCAAGTCGAAAACTCGGCAAAGCCGAAAAAACGTTTATCAAACATGTTGATGCTCCGTTGTAGAAAAGTAAAGCAAAGTTAAAAAGGGTGTGTCGAGAGGCCAGTTTCGAGAGCCCCTTTTCTCATCGCTCTCTCATAAGATTCCTGAGATTTGCAATGAAATCTAAGGAACTCCCTTATACACTGACCCCTCAACAATCAACCAGCTGCCACCAACTGGATGTTCTCCAGCCGTGAGGCTTTGCGTACATCAATCGAGGTGATGGTGCTGGCACCGGTCACCACACGCCCCAAATACAACAGAGTTGCGCTGTCGGCTTGTTTGGTCAGACTCACCAAGTATTTGGCTTCACCGTTTACCACTTGAACATGAACGTAAAACGTCTTATTCTCGGGGGTTGGGGTGAGAGTAAGTAGGTTAAAGTTTTGTGGTGGTAGTTTGTAGAAACGTCCATTGAGCACTACAGAAGTTTCTTCTGTGAAATACAGTACCCACCCTTGCGCTACTTCCTGCGAGGTCAACACACGGTATGAGGATTTTGCTACACTCCCTATGGACCAATTGTCGAATTCACTCTCGGAGATCTTGGCAATCGGCACAAACACCAATTTAGTCAACTCATCGTTTGCTCCAGAGGAACCGACTACGCCATAAATCATCCCTAGACCCAAGGACGGTGAGGCATAGTACGAGCGACTACTGTGTAGAGCATTATACGCCTCAAATCCCAGCCCATCACCGAAAACAAACTGGCCGGTGGTTTTGTTGTACTTAAAACGGATGGACGTTTGAGGACCGTTCCCGACAAACAGATATCCAAAAGGTCCAGCGTACCCGATCAGACATACAGACCCTACAGTGTAAATAACTGTCGCACCGGCGTAGAGTTGATAGCCTTGATAGCGTAACAGAGACAGGCCACCCGTGGACAAAAGAACCCGAGGTGACAGTGAGTGTACGGTCACTTCAGTTACTGCTCCACTAGCTACACCACCGACCACATTCAAACGAGCCACAAACTTTTGGATGATACGGTTGGTATAAAGGACCATCACCACTGCGAATGGAGGTACGCCTGAGGCTTGTGGGAACACCACATCAACAACCATGTCTTGAACCACACCCGCTTCACCAGCAGCCGATAACGCCACAGCTAATTTGGCTTTAAGGTCATCAATCACTGCTTGTGACATCGACCCTGAACCACTGGTAGTAAAGTCCGCATTAATGCGTACAGGGGCGGTGGTTTTTAAACCATCCAAATACCGCGTACCGGCTACTGTGTGAGAAGATCCATTTACCTCTACGATTGGTGCCGCAAGATCAATGGGGTTACTCACACCAATGTCGGTTAAGAAATCGCGGTTCGCTGACGGTTTATAACCACTGTAGCTACCGTTATAGATCGATTTGTGCGTATACCCGGTTGGGAGTCCTTCCAAGTCAGTATATGCCAATCCGGCTATTGTTTCACCGTTGCGTGACCGACCATTGGAGAAGAAGATCATGCGAGTATCCGACAACGCAATAGGGGCTGCCAACTTACCACCCACAGCACTACCAAATGCGGGCGGTAGCGATATACCACTATAGTTCACAACAGACTGACGAGGTAAGCGCAGAGCTTCGTATTTGTCACTGAAGTCAACCATCTGTGAGCGATACAAAGCCACGCTATCTACTGTTTGGCTGTTGATCATGTGGAATACCCACCCACTCCCCGAATAGATGCGGGCGTCGTAGACGTTGCCGGTGGGCGGGTAACCTAAAGCCGATTCGGATTTAGAAAACAACGTTCCTGACGGAGTAATGGAATTGTTGTCTTGACGAGTCATCGTTGCTTGAACAATGTTTGTCTCGTCCAGCGCAGCTGTTTTGCTCACAGGATCGTAGGTGAAGCTAAAGATCACTGCACCTCGAGTACTGGAGTAACTGTTAGCAAAATAGGAGCGTCCTATCACCAACCCGCGCAATTTACCGGTGACAGGGTCAGCAGCCAATTGAAGGTATGGTATCTCGTAGTGGAAGACGTTGCGGGCTGTAAAACCAGTACCGACTGACAATACCAGTGGTTTAGTGGCCGGATCGTCACTGACACTGACGTTGGCCAGGTGGATCAAGCCAGCGTTTGCTACCGTTCCACTGAATCCTGTAGTAGTGATACCTGTCACCAAGGTAAATGCTACCGTGCCGCCAGCAGCAACCGCCGCTTTAGAAACTTGATAAACCAAAAAGCCAAAAGCACCACTGGCATACAAACCGGTGGGGATCAGGTAATAGACCGTAGCGCCGGCGACAACGGCAGTACCTCGCGCTCCTTGATAGGTACTGGTTGAGATCACAGCACCGGTATGTTTAGCATCGTTGTAAGAGCCGTTAGTCAGGGATATAAAGTAATCCCCCAAAGACCCATTGGCATCTTGTAAACGACCCATGATAACCGATTCGCTACAGCTAATAACGTATGCCGCTTCCATTCCTGCTGGGAAATAGGCTGGTCGGTATTTTTTGTTAGTGCGGATGGGTTGGCGAAGGTTGCCTACCATCGCGTTTCTCAAATAGGCGTAGTAAACACCTCGTCCCGAACCGTTGGTTCCATTTCTCAGTATGATCAATGTTCCATCGTCTTCCACGAACATACCAGCATCTTTAGGTTCGGTGATGGTGGTGGCCCCTTCGAATGTGGCGGCCAAACCCACCGGCAGGTAGTCGGGTGTGCCGTACGAGGATAACGGCAGAATCCCTTCAGGCATCCGTGTGGCGGCCAAACTACGCACCTCAGCTTCACTATAACCACCAACATCCGCCGGCGTCAGGTTGTGTGGGTTGCCTTTAACCAGTTGATGGTCCATGATCGTTTGTAGGCTTTGTGTTTCCAGATCGCTATACGGTAGGCCATTCAGTGCGTCGCTGTTGTCAGCACTGACGGTTGGCACCACACGTGAAATGGCTTTATCATGTAAAGCCTGAAAGTACCGCCCCATCGCATCAGACAAGGTAGTTAGGTTGAGATTGAATTTCATGCGACCACCTCAATCGTTCCGTCTCGGTTGGTGTATACCCGATATTGCGTCATAAGACGCGACACTTTACGAATCGCTGTGCTCAGGATGCCTGAGGCATTCGTGGTGAGAGTACCAATGTTCATCAGTACGTCCGTCTCAGCCAACACCGATTCACTGAACCTGTAACGCAACGCCCCGGCATCTAACACCACATAAACGTAAATCGTTTTGTTGGCCGGGTTAACAATCGATTGCGACAAGTCGTAGTCAGCTGCCGCCAACACCCCTTCTTGTCCTGTTAAAATCACCGGCACTGCGTTTTGGAAACTGACCACCCAGCCACCACTACCGATCACCGTTGGGAAAGTAGTATCCATTGACCCGTAACGTGATACTGCTAACTGTCCTTGCGGCATCAAAGGTGCCAATAAGGCGTCTATCTGAGCCGTGGTGAGCATTCCCAAATGGGCTGCAGTGGTTTGGTGAGGATTGGTTTTATTCGCTTCATGTGAGGCGACAACCACATTCACGGTGTTGGTCAGATGGGTTTGGGTTTTACCCTCAATGGCCAAGGCGTTATCTGCTACCGAGGCGCGAGCCAACTTTTTACTCAGTAGAGTTTTGATGTCGGTGAACATCGTATCCAGCTGGTTACGCAAAGCGGTAATTTTTTCAATGATGCTCATTTATACCTCCCGAACCAAACCTAATGAACCGTTGGCGTTGGTGACCATTCGACACACGTCCAACCGAGACAGGTGCGTCAGAGTGTGGCTAGTGATAGCTGTCGCTGAGGTCACAACAGTTCCTAAAAACATGCTGGTCAATGTGTCGGGTGTTTTAGCGGTTTTGATCACATAGACCAACGACCCATTCGACACCTCTAAATAAACGTAGTTGGTGCGATTGGTATAACCTGCAAAACTCAGTACCTGTTGTGGCAGATTGGCATACAGACCAGCCAAGAAACAGGACACTGGTTTTAAGGTCAGGTTTAAACCTGAAGTAGTGGGCGCAATAGTGGTACCTGGTGCCCCGTAACGAGAAATCGGTACATATTGAGCAGCCAACAGTTGTGCTAACGCCGCTTGTACTTGTGCGGTGCTATAGCTCCCTACTTGGGCAGCCGTGGTATTGTGGTTATTACGACTGGCTATGTGAGCAGCTGCTGAAGTTTGACTGGCGGACATAATCTCAGCAAAGGTTTTACCGCCTAACAACAATGCGTTATTGGCAGCAAACGACGAAGTCACTTTCTTCTTCAGTGCCGTTGTAGTGTCGGTGATAACCTTTTCCACGCTGGCCTTAAGCGCAACCAGTTGTGTTTGAATTGTCATGACGATACCTTTTATAAAACCCACAGAGGCGTGTGACCGCCTCTGTGAGTAACCCCTTTAGAAGGTAACTGTAGAGGCCAGTGACATCCTAGCCACCAAGTCCCCACGATTAAACATGGCACTCTCAGCCCCTGTAGACACCATCATCGAATCAATCGACATGGTAGAATAATAGATGCTGGAAAAGAACATGCGAACGATCACGTTGTTGTTACTGTCTACGTACACGGTCGGTGAGAAATTGCCTTTAGTAGCAATCCCTTCAGTCCGACCTGCCGACGCTTTACAATAACCCACTACGGTCTCGTCGATGATTTTAGCCGACCCGTAGCAATAACCTCGAAACCGCAGGTGAAACATACGGTTGTTGGTTGTGATCTTGAGCGGCAATTTAAAATGAAGATAGACGTTATTCGTGTCGCCCAAATCTATTCGAGGAAAATCACCAGCAGCACCTATACCCGGTGCACCACCGGTGGCGTAAATGATGCCTTGGAAAATCCCTCGACGAACACATCCCGGACGTGTTGGGTCACCTTCTATACTCTGCAAAGCATTAAGCCCTGCTAAGTCTTCGGTGACTTCACTCAAGCGCAACGCATAGTCAATCAACTGTTGTTCTGTTGCATCGACCAGCTGGTTAACCGATTCAATCATCACACCACCTCACAGTTAGAAGGACGGTGTAGTCGGCCAAACAACCGCATATGGCGATTCAATGGTCTCGGTTATGTCACGCAACCGTTGACGATACGCAGCCATCTCACTCTTTTGCTCAGCCGACAGAGGACTGTCAGGCAATTGGGTGAAGTCGGTTTTGCGCAGCAGTTGGTTACGTGTTTCACGCACCGAAGCCCACGCCGCTTTAAGCACTTCTTCTTCGTTCATAATTACACCTTAGAAGTTGACGTTAGCACTGAGCGAAAGACGAGCAACCAAGTCACCCTTATTGAACAACCGTCCATTACCCACCCGCATCGTGTCGATTTTAAGCGTGGTGTAATAGATACTTGGGAACAACAACCGAATCACCACGTTGCCACTGGCATCGGTGTAAAGGGTTGGTGAGAAGTTCCCAGCGGCATTGTTATTCAACAGGGTTTTACTAACCGCATAGCTGTAACCGACGATTGTTTCATCGATCATCTTAGCCGAACCAAACGCGTAGCCTGTCAGGTGAAACCACAACATCTCTGAATTGACGTTGATGTTCACCGGCACTTTGAGGTGTAGGTAGACGTTGGCGTTGGTCCCCAAGTTCGGGATTGTACCAAAGTCTCCTTGTGACGGTATTTCTTCGCCGCCACCGGTGGTGTTTCCTACGAACCCCTGGAAGATAGCTTTACGGGCAGTCCCGATGTTGTACGGAATACCGTCGACTTCCCGCAACTCAAGTAGCTGTGTAGCGTTGAGTTCTTGTGTAGCAATACCTGACTCCAATTGATCAGTCTTTTCCTGTATAGCTGTGGAAAAGCGATCAATGGACTGCAAAAGAGCTGCACGATTTTCAGCATCCATACATCACCTCACTCAGACTGCGTTGATCTTATCAGCGCCTGCGTTAAACGCAGCAGTGAGGTCAGTCAACATGGTGTTGACGTCGGCTTCAAGTTGTGTCACCGCTTCTGCTGTGGCGTAATGGGTAGGGAGTTGTCCACCCAACTTAGCCGAATCTACCGCTGCAGCAGTAGCATCCAACTTAGTGTCTAATACATCAGACACTTCGTTCTGATTGGCTTTGGTCGCTACTACTTGATTGGTCGAATCCAAAGCACTTTGGTCGGCTTTGTTCAGAAGAGTTTGGTCCACTCCATCCATCCGAGTGTTGACTTCACCCAATTTCAGATTCAGATGATCGGTCAACGTTTGGACTTGGCCGCGTACCCACGCACCGAATTCCCCGAAACCGAAGAAACGTTTATCAAACATAATGAAGACTCCAGTTTGTGTATTAGGGCAAAAAAAAAACAAGAACCCGACTTGCAAGAGAGGCCAGTTTCCCAAGCGTAGCCTTAGTTCCTTTTCATAAGATTCTGAATAAAGACGGCATAAAGTCCGCCCCTTAATCGGGACGGACTTTGCGCATTTGTGTCAGAATTTGTTGGGTACAGCTCATCACACGAGTTGGGTACAAACGTAAGTCAAACGCAGACCCCACCGAGAGACGTTCTTCAGTAATCAGGTCTTTATTGACGTGTTCAATCGTTGAGTAGTTCTCCCGTATCAGAACGGTCAAGTAGTCAAAGAACTCATCGCTGATAATGGTCTCATCCAAGTAGTAGTAGGCGTAACTACCCATCAGCCACCAGGATACTGCCAAGTTTTTAGAGCGTTTTAGAAGGTTCGCTACATATGCATCCAAAACACCGTTAACCACCAGCAGCGGAGGGTATTGGTAATTGGGTTGATGTTGATAGCTAGCCAGATAACCTGACTCTTTGGGGGTCAGGCTTACCACACCAGACTCCTTAGGTGCAAAGAGGTCTATTTGCATCGATGCCTCCCTCACGCTGTCCGCTTTGATAAAAACGTTCACACTAAACCCCCAAAGAAAAGCTGTGCAGTCTCTATTAGATACCGCACAACCGTTAAGTTTAACTGATCAGTGGATTAGGTTAAATGAGTTCTTCACCAGCTCCAAGAACTGCGTGTGTTTCTCCGCGCTTTTCAATCCAGACGCTTTTAGAATAACCACTTCATGCATGGTGTCATCACGCTTCAAGCGGTAGGTTTTACTTAACGAAACTTGATGAACACTCAGCGACATTTCTTTGAGCATGAGGCTCATGAAACCCTTGAACCAATATTCCATCCAATGAAGACCACGTTCCGTTAAACTGAACATGACATAGAAGGTATGGCGTTTATCACCTTCATGTTCATGTCCAGAGCAGCACCAACGAGTAGCAACACCTTCAACCGCATTAAACTGAGCCATGATTTCGTACATACCGACATCAAGACCCGGTGCGCCCTGTTTAAGCCATTCTAACGTTTCAGCCTTTTTCAGGTGACACTCTTGTTCATCAATACCAAACAGTTTAAGGTTGGCGACCATTCTTTACTCCAATAGGCGTTATAAAACCCGACCCCGGTTAAGGAGTCGGGACAGGGTGACTGTCGGGCGCGGTGCACAGTATCTTGACGTAATGTTCAGACGCCTCAACCACGTCCAAGGGTACATCAAGGTCGACGTATTCTGCATAACCCCGCCACGATTGGGTTTCTTCGTTGAAGTCGCCCAAACGACGTTCGATGACTTCACGGTAGGGTTCGTACATTACCACCAAAGGCTTGAACTGAACCTTACTCAACACAGGGCGACGAACAGCTGCACCCATGGATTCGGCCATACCGCGACTAAAGTTATTCTCACCCTCACCCTCAATGATGAGGTTGTATTGCCATGCCAAAAAGGCTTCAAGGGTGTATCCGGGAATGCTGCTCATCGTTTTACCTACTTCTGGGAAGTGTATTCGTAAACTACAAGATGACCGAAGGTTCCTTTGGTGTTGTATACCTTGAGGAAGGTTTCAAAAGGAACCTCCAGTTTAAAAGTGGGTGGGAGGTGTCCCACCCTTTATGTCGTCTTACACCGCCGCTGCTGGGTACTTGATCGCCGGTTGAGGATGGTAGTCCACCACTTGAATATCGTCGATGGTGAAATCGAAGATGTCCTTGACTTCAGGGTTGAGGACGATACGAGGTGTGTACGGACCTTCGGTTGGACGCTCCAGTTGTTGATTGGCGGTGGTTACTTGGTCTTCGTAAACGTGACAGTCACCACCCACCCAAACAAACTCACCCGTTTCCATGTTAGTGACATGAGCCAACATTTGGATCAGAAGCGAGTACTGAACGATGTTGAAGGGCGCGCCTAGGCAAAAATCGACGGATCTTTGATAAAGTAATCCGGACAACCGGTAGGTCGCTACTTGCTCCAGTGGGATGTCCCTTTCTTCAGCAATCGCCATGCGTTCCGTCAGACCCATCTTGTACGGCTTGAGATGGAGGAGCGTGTGACATGGTGGGAGTGCCATTTCCTCGATCTCAGCGACATTCCACGCCGACAGGATGATGCGACGGTCGTCGGGGTTATTCTTGAGCTTATCGACCAACATCTGGATTTGATCGTACTCCTTCTTCATGATGGCGTACGTCAGGCGGTCTTCAGGCTGATAGACTTCAGTCCAGAGCCGATACCCTTTGTCCCGGTAGTAATCGACCAGCGGACTGTCATTATCCACCGTCTTGATCGATTCCCAGCGCCGCCATTGGTGCTGATAGATCTTCGGGAGTTCGCCAGCAACCAACTTTCCTTCAGCGTCGTATTCTTCCGTTCCTTTCTTAACCCAGCTGTCCCAGATACTCACCCCGTGCTGCTTGAGGTAGCGGATGTTGGTGTCACCCGAAAGCATCCAGATCAGTTCGTGGAAGATGCCTTTGTGGAACACCTTCTTACTGTGTAGCAGCGGTACCTGACCATTGCTGATGTTAAAGCGCATCACGCGCCCAAAGACGCTATGGGTGTCGATTCCGGTACGGTTCTCGCAATGGATGCCGTTATCCAGAATGTCTTCCATCAGGGCGTGATACTGACCGGTTGGGCTATTGTCGCGGTGAGGCATGAGTCGTTCCTTATCAAGGAGGGTTAGCGTTTAGTTAACGAGTGATCGTTCACATTGGGAAGTTGCTACTTTCTCGAATGTCGTAGAGAAGGCGTGCTAAAGCTCTGGCGTTCTCCAAATTTAAAGTTTCAATTTCAAGTACTGGGCGGGGGATATACCGAAGCTTGATCGTACGAGGGTTAAGTTCATACCAACACCTAAAGTAATGTCCCCGTGGAGCATACTCGAGCAACAGTCTGCGACACTCGAGTGAGTCTCGAATGTCCGCAATGGAGTTCTCTTCAAGGGAAGGGAGTGCTTTTCGAGGCAACACGACCTCGATGAACTGTGTTGCCATTTGGAAGTCAGAGGGTCTCGAAACAATGATACTCTCTACCGAATCGGTGGCCCGAAACAGAAAGATTTGGTCACTTGAAGAATCACCCATGGGTGGGTTTTCTTTACCGGACGTCACCCATTCGAAGTCTTCGTACAAACCTCCTTTTTGAAAAACCGCGGCATCTTCAAGACCGAAGCGGTGTTCGATACCGTCGTAACCTTCATCCATGTACTGGAGGAACAGGTCGTTGCGCTCCAACCACTCAAAGTCACAGGACGAGTAGATTTTCTTGAGCTTCGTTTCAGGCTTTAACGTCACCTCGTACGTGATGACGTCACGTAGGTGGGGTGAGGACCAGTTACGGTCATTGTGCGATAGAAATAACCCTCTTGGCTCGAGGGTTTCCATCGACAGTGTTTCGGGGTGTTGACAGAAGTGATAGTAACGACCGTCGTCGTCCCCACCATCTACATTTGCTTCCATAACCACGCCGATTGGTTTCTCTTCCATAATGTTAACTCCTACGAGGTTGTCCGAAGTTAGCCACCACGACGTTGTCTGCACTCGTGAGTGTGGGTTGTTGTGGAATCGCCACCTCCAGCGCCTGTTCCGGTTCAAGTGCTGCAGTGGTGAACTGAAGCATCATGTGGGGACTAAAGGGAATTTGGTAACGAAGCTTGCCTGCGTTGTGTATTTCCACCGAGATGATCTCACCCCACTCGAAATGGTCATACAGCGGAATGCCTCGCAAACCCACCTCGAAAGACATTCCGGTGTGATCCATCTCAAAACGAATGACGGCTGAGGCAGACACGTTAAGGGTCACCAGTCCCGATTCAGGGTGTGTGTATGGCACCAGCTCAGGACGCTGTTTCACGTGCTGGTTAATCACCGCCATCACTTTGTCACCAGGCTCAAGCTGGTTGTAAAGTGTATCCATCACCCCTTTACACCACTCGCCATAACACTTCATAGCTGCCTCACTCCAGGCGAGGTTCAGTTGGTGAAGGCTGTTGATGGTTTCCTTTTTCATAACGTGTCCGCCTTACAGTTTAAAGGTTCGAGAAGAAATCGATTTCGTTGTCGCGTTCGAAGCTGTGGAACACTTTGGACATTTTCTCAAGCGCTGAGCTAGCAGTTGTGAAGATGCCCTCGATGGCCGTCTCCAGCTCTTTGGGTTTGATCACCATCGGGATGTAGAAGGCTTCAAACGACTTGTCGTTTACCTTGACGCCGGTGTACATGATGTTCGCCCACTCAGGAGCAAACTCTTTAAGTAGGATCTTAACGGCTTCGTCATTCCACCACCACGGATCGGTGCGCAGCTCGGCACTGTGGGTCAGGATAACGCGGATGTGTGGAACGGTTTCCAAGTTGCGAGAAGCCGCAGGCACGACCAGCTCTGCATTAGCGATCAGTTCAGGACTGTCGTTGTACCAGTAGCTGTAGCCGTCGTTTTCAGTCCACAGGCCTTCAGGGTACTGTCTGTGCTTGCGCATCTCTGCAAGCTTTTGATGTTCTTCGGGGGTACTGTAAACAGTCGCTACCGTTTCATCGACTTCAACAGAGAGAATGTCTTCATTGAAGTTGGGCATGACACGTTCGTGGGACGTCTGAAGGGGTAGACGTAACTTACCAGTCAGTTCCTTCAAATGAGGGGTGAGGATCGCCGGCATTGCAAAATACAAAGTACGCATAATAAGACTCCCAGAAGTAGAAAAAGAAAAAGGCCAGTAGACTGGCCTTTAGGGTTACAGAATAACCGTGACACGACCGTGGACTTGCAACCCTGCCCAGAAGTGGCTCAAGACACGGTCTTTATCCAACGCACGCTGTTCTTCACTTGGGTACACCAGACACTTGTTCAGTTGATCGATCCAGTCGCTGATGGCTAGATCCAAACCTTCCGGACAACCCAACCATACCGAAGGCTTCACCGGCAGTTGACTTAAGTCAATGGTTGGCAAGGCTTCCCGAAGCTTACGGTCCACCACCGTGGTCAATACCACAATAGCGCTTTCGGTCATAAAGCCTGTCAGGTGAAACACACGGACGTGACCTTCAGGACAAGGTCCGAGTTCACCAAAGTAGTGATCCCAGATTTCAGGTTCTTGTTTGACAAACAGGACCTCACGGGCTTCAGTGGTCAGGAAGGTGCGGAACTGATCGTATTTTTGATTCGTCATGGGGTCTTAGACCTTATTAGTTTAGGCTGTTGTTTTAGGAAAGGTTTGTTCTGTGGCGTTAACCAAATCCACCAGACTGTTCAAACGGGAGGGGTGATAGGGTCTGTAAGTCACTTTAGGATCATCACGTCGACCAGGGTAGTCAACCACGATAATCATGCAGTCACCTTTTTCTGGGGTACATTCTCCGACAACCATTCCCATCCAATCAGGAGTGGAAACCAAATCCCCGTAATTGAAGCCTTCGATACACGGAGTGCCCCAACGATCACGGAGCTGAGGCCTGTCCTGCTCGACATAGCGCTGAGTTTTGAACGTCCACGAGAACAAACTGTGTTCAGGATCGCTCGACAAAATCCAGTGGCTCAAAAGGGCGCGACCCTCATTGACGCTCAGTAGATTAGCCCCCCACAAATGTCCTTTGGTATAGTCCCAATGGATGATGTGCTTAAAGGCCAAGGTCTTGTTATCCAAGACATGGAAGTTGATGATGTTACCATCGCTGAGTCGAGAACTGCCGCAGGGTCTCGACCCTGAAAACAAGGTGAGGAGGTTGCCCTCAGCATCATTTCCTACAACCCATTCCACCACACGGTGTAGGTCCATTGCTTTGCTAGCATAGGAGCTGGCTAAACGTTCATCAACTCTCGAGGTGATCGTGAAGTCTTTGAAGTTACCTGGGTGCATCAAAATACCCCGAGGGGCTTCCTCTGGGGTGTAGGAGAACTTGGACCGGGTGTGGGTGTAGGGGTCAAAGATGTCGTAGGTTTCAAGCCCATCATTGCGATCGTAACTGACCGCTGTGATCATACGCACCTGGCACTGCGGGGGGTGTTTCTTACCTCCTAAGCAGTTGTGATAAGTGTAAGCACACCCATCAGCTTTGATGGTCTGAGTGACAGCATCAAACAACTCACTACGACGATGGGGCTTGGAGAAGTTAAACAGCGCATTGAGACCGCGTTGTATAAGACTTGGGGTGCTCATGTTCTTTCCTTGATGGCATAGCAGAGTGAGCCTTACGACCCACTCTGATGCGTTTACGGGTTACAGACGTTCAGCTTGGCACTCGGCCGAACAGCCTTCTTCTGAAGCAGTTTCTTGGGTTTCTTGTACGCCTTCAACGCCACCCACAGCAACCAGACCTTTGAGGGCCTCTTCCTGTTGGGCTTTGTACTCGGCGAACTGGACAGCTGCCGCCACGCCGGCTTGAGTCAGGTCTTCGATGAAGCTGTCTTCGAAACCTTCGATCAGCAGCTTCGACCAGTTTTCGAAGTTGTACTGATCCAGGGTTTGGCGCAGCTTGCTCAGCGGAATGAAGCCCAGGCCGACAGCCGAGGATTCGCCCATAACCGGCTCGAGACCGTAAGGGATCATCATCAGCATGGTCACGCCGAGATGACGCTGACCGACCGGGTCGCTGTTGTCGTTCAGGTAGCCGTAGATGCTCGGTTGAGCACGGATGTTTTCGTCGAGCAGGGCTTGGATGATCGGCTGACCGTTGAGGGTCAGTTCTTCACACAGCTCTTCCATCACGTTGTACATGATGGTCATGCCGAGGTTCAGGCTGCTGTGAGCATCGTAGAACTGAGCATGGCTGACGTTGATGTGACCGCCCAGACCGATGGAGTGACGGCCCAGCAGGCGCTCTTCACCACTGCCTTTCACGCGCTGGTAAACGAAAACTTCGAGTTCACCTTCGGGGTTCACGCGGAAGATCTGGACGTAAGGGAGCAGGTGACGATAGTCCGGGTTTTCTTCGACCGCCTCACGACGCTTGATGGCCAACCCTTCATTGAGAGCGGCTTCCAGTTGCTGGATATTGGCGAAGTTCGGGGCCATGTCCGTGCCGGTGGCAAAGCCTTCTTTCGGGAACAGGTCATTGATCTGAGCGGTGGGATGAACGAGGATCAGTTCTTTCTTCGACATGGGTCGTTATTTCCTTGTAGGTTGGGTAGGGGTTTTTGCGTTAGCAACAATCCAGTTGTCCACGTCATCCAGTTTAAATAACACAACCGGCTCAGTTTCAACGGGGGTGAGTTCCTCCACACATCGCAGGATGGCTTGAACGTGATAGCCCTTACAGGCCAGTTTGGTGTACAGTTGTTTGCGTGCGATGGTCTTAATAGCGGCCATAGTCTGACTACTTCGAGGAGGTTAAGGTTAAAGGCTTTTGCTCACAGCATGGGACTTGCTAGTTTTTTATAACTGTATGTTGTACTCTTCGACCAAGGCTTGGATTTCTTCTGGGCGTAAGAACTCAATATGGCTGCGGAACGGCCATTCTTTTACCAGAGACAAAAAACGTTGAGTGGTTTCTGGGTGAGACTCACTATATTGAGGAAACGCCTCAACCACCCGTAGGGCCAGCGACGCAAGTCGGTCTACACCTAAATTTTGCAACAGGGTTGCATCCTTCGGGTGGTTTTCCATCGTGTTGATGGCTTTGTCGATAAAGGCTTTCCATTGGGTACCACGCATGGTTTACTTCCTTACAAATTCAAATTGGCGGGGTCTTGGTCGAGATAACCGATCCGCACATTGTAGACATGACCGTCTTCACGCTGACGCACGATCTCTACGGGCCAGCCGTAGGTATCTCGTTCAAAGAAGACCAAGTCGATGTTGTATTGTTCGGGGACGTGGAAATCAGGGTGCTCCAACACCCCCTTGATGAACAACTCTTCCTCGAACTGGTAGGTGAGTACAACCATAGGTAAATCTTGGTAACCACACTTAGTCAGTGTGACTGTCGTCATCGTCAAGGTCCTCGAGGTCTTCCAGCGTTGCTGGGCGGAAGTTTGGTGTAAAGGCACGGCAGGTATGGCGCCCTGCGTTGTCGACAATCCAGATGCTGGGGACTGTCGGATATAGCACGCTGTTGTCATCGAAAGCAGCGTAATTCAGGGTGAAGTAGTCACAGAGTTCACCGCCGTCCAAGAAGTACGCGCGAGGGCGAGCGTTCTTCACACAGACGTCTTCGACTTCCTTGCGCATCACCGTGTATTCGGCAACGTCATAAAAAGACAAATCCCCGATGACTACATAGCGGACATCAGGGGACAGGTTTGGTGAGACGGTCACCGGGACACCATCTACCCCTTCGATAACCACAGTGCGCATGACTCGGGGTTGAGGGATTTGGAGGATGCGAGCATACTGAATCACATCCTCACTGTTATCGTTGACAGGATGCCAAGCCAATACAAAGCCAGTCGCCCCATTGTTGATAAGGTCACCTACCTCGGCCAATACTTCAGCGTCGAGTTCGCCATTGCCAAGATAACTCCCACGGATTTGGGAGAAACGGCTTTCGCCATTGATGCGGTCTTCGATCAGTTTAAACATCTCAGATTCCTTGAGGAATGTAGGTTAAGTTTGGGGTTTTACGTTTACGACGAAGTTGTTGTTGATTGTGCACCGCACTGATCAGGTGATCAGGGACATCGAGTTCGATCTCCACCTGAATCAAACGGTAGTTTTTGAGTTGCCCTTGGTACATGACCAAGACCGACTCCTTTAATGGCTGAATCTTCCAAATGTGAGAGAAGTACTGAATGACCCTTAAGTACACCGAATAACTCAACATCACCAACGAATTGAACTCGTGTTCTTCAAGGTCGTTAATACGATCCATCACCACACGATCATCGTTGAAGTCTTCGTCCCACAACGTACCGTCAAAGAGGTATTCAATCATCTCGGTATGGAATTTCTCATACTCCATATAACGGTAGCTGGCGCAGTAGTTCAGGGCACAATCAAGCAGGTAAGGTTCTAGTAGACGAAACAGATGATTAGATCCCAAATGGAGGTCCGATACATCAATAGTCACCAACATGATACAACACCCAGTAGCAGAGTCACTTTTATAATGTATGTCTCAAATGTGTTTAATTACCGACTCTGTACGTTAGGTATGGTATGAGAGGGGAAACGTACTCTCACTTTAAATGGGCAGTAGGAAACCAAAGGGGAAACAAACCATGAAATACGATATCCTGAAAAGTGGTATTGAAAACATTCTGGCTCTGGTCAATGCGGACAACGCCCAAGCGTTCACTCTTGAGCAGATCTCGATCGGTGCACCTGCGGTATTCGTGGATGAGACGGGGGTCAATCCACGCAACACCCAGATCGTGGTCAGTGCTCAACCGGGCAGTGGTATGGTGGGTTCTCAGACTCATCGTTACACCCGTCTGGATCTGGCTGGTCTTCCGGTAGCTCCGATCGAAATTCAACTGGGTGAGACCACCACTCTGGCTGACGTCAAAGCCGACGTTGTTGGTCAGCTGCTGGTCTCTGACAGTGAAGTCGAATTCACCGTCGCCGAGATCCCTGCTTTCGAAGAAGGCGTAACCTCTCAGGTCCTGACTCTGCAGGCTATCGACGGTAGCTACGGCTATATCGGTTCCGTAGAGATCACCGTCCTGGCTTACGAGGCTCCGCCGGTTGAGCTGAGCAGCGTACTGCCGAACCAAGACCTGAATGGTTTTGAGTACTAAGTAGCAAACGGCATACAGGGAGGCGTGAGCCTCCCTGTAGGCTTTTATGCGGTCACAAACCAGAACGGTTAATGACTTCATCAACCATCTTGTTCAAGTCGCGATGACCGGACATCAGGTAGTAACGGCTAGGATCTGCTTCGATCTGATCCAAGAAGCCTTCACGCACCCTTTGGTGGTATTCCAACCCCTTGGCTTCCATCCGGTCCAGTTCCCCACGTTCCCGCACCCCCTTGAAGGAGACTTCGGGATCAATGTCGATCACTACGGTCAGGTCTGGACGAAAGTCATCGAGCGTAGTCTTGACCAACGCGTTGAACGTGTGACGAGAAAGCTCACCACCACGACACTGGAGTGCATAGGTCGAATCGATGAAACGGTCGCACAGAACGATGTGACCTTCACCCAAGCGAGGTTTAATGACTCGTTCAACGTGTTGACGGCGGGCTGCAAAGAACAGTAGTGCTTCCGTCATGACGTCCACGCGTTCTTCACGATGTGCTAACACCAGTGCCCGAATTTCTTCGGCCAACGGCGTCCCACCAGGCTCACGTGTGTACGTGACTTTATACCCCATTGCTTCCAGACGCTCCCCTACGGCGCGCCGCAGTGTGGTCTTACCACATCCTTCCCCGCCTTCAAACACAATGAACATCGTTACTCCTCTTCCTTATCCAGGAATAAATACAGCGCCGTGTTGGATTTAAACCGTTGGCTCGTACCACCTTTACCTTCCATCGAGATAAAGTGTTGATCCCCCACCAGAACGCCATAACGAATGCGGACTTGGTTTTCATGCTCGTACATGAAGCGTACAGGCATGCCGGGGTAAAGCAGGGTGTGATCAGAGTTCTCCCACGTGGCAGTTACATTGTTGCCCTTGCGAAAGACTGTTTTAGACAACTCAGCAAACAAGTTACTGGTTGCTTTGGCCCCACGCGTAACGTGTGCCAATCCCTCCACTGCTTGATCAATCAACACCTCCGTAACGTTCTTACCTCGAGAGGCTTTGGCTACGTTACCGACAGTGTGTACAAAACTGTCTAAGAGACCTTTGGCGTCGTTGAACCGAATACCAATCCCCTTGTCCAGCTTTGCTTTATCTGAAGTATCGGTAATGTCCGTGCGACCAGTGGACAAGACAATCAATTGATTCCCTTTAGTCAGCCACGTCCGTTCGATACTCGGCATCTTCTCTTCTGGTACGTTAATGACCGTGAGTCCACGAGGGCTTTGGTCAAAACGTTTGGTGTTCAGTGCTGGCCATACATACCAGTCGCCTGCCAGTAAGTAAATACCCAACCCGGTGTTGTAAATCCCCCCACATTCTTCTTGAAGAAAATCAGCCAGTTCCACCAACGGCTTACCGTGAGGCACTACAATGTGGTCACGAGGTTCAAGGTTGTCTGGCGGTACCATGTCAACACGTCCTTGGGTACCCACCACCTCACGCGGAATCTCCTGGGTTTTAACCGTCAACAAGGTCAACAGAAGATCTGCTGCTGTACGTTTGCGGAAACTCCCACCCACTGAAACAGACCGCAACCACTCAACCGATCGATCGATCAACTGCAGGCGTACATTGGCAACGTTAGCTGAGTCAGCGACCTCAACGTTATCCAGAATGCCTGAACCCGAAGCGGCAGCAATATCCTTGGTCTCACACAGAACGGCTTTGTATTCTCGGGTGATGATCGGTTCATCATCGGCTGTGGCGTGATCCCCAATGACTTCACGAGTGAGTTGCACCGACAGCCGCTCTTTATTGGGGTAGATGTATTTGCTGTATGTCCCCACCCCAAAGACGATCGTGATATACGACTCATCGGCGAACGTCTTGAGGTAGTCACGGGCAATGTCAGTAGACACCACCCGTAACGGTACCAATTCACGACCGTCCGGTAGGCGTACACTACAACTGTAGCGATATTGGGGAAGTGGCGTACGGCTGTCCGTCACCTCCCGCACAGCGTTGATTAAGGAACTATTCTCCAGCACTGTCCTTACCTCCGCGTTTATCGACCATGTCCGTAATAGCGTGCGCCAGCGCATTGTGGGTATAATCCACTTTTGGCATCTCGGCCTGCTCTTGGGACACACGTCGACGAACACCACGACGACTGTTGAGTCGATCCAGAGCATTGAACAGCTTGGAATTGGTCGGTTGGGTTTCCATGTACATCCGGGCCATGGGGAAGAGCTGTTCGGCGAACTCTTCCAAGGTGGCCAGATCCTCTACCGGTGCATCGCGACGGTTGGGGTCTAACAACAGAGCATCGTGCCAGTCACTGATGTGGTCCCGAATCCATTCATAGATCTGTTTGGAATCATCGGGGTTGATCAGTGCAATCTGGGCACCCTGGCGGGCTTTATCCGCCATCTGCGCAACCGTCAGACGCGCAGGAACAGGGGCGTTCATACGTCCGTTGTCCACAGCATCATCCATCGAGGTGTGCAGGCCGAAGTGTTCGGCAAACGATTGGTCGATCAGATACAGCTGTGGGATCATGCAATCGACGTAGTATTTGAAGATCTTTTCGGCGGGGGTGTGCCCAGGTTTTTCGATGATCATTTAGTAATCTGCCATGGCGTACTTGATGAGGATCAACACCAGTGGGATGTAGTAGAAGCGCTCAAGGTTGGGCCAAGTCTTGGCAGACTCTACCAATCGTAACAGATCGGCTTTATCCACAGGCTTGCCTTCCAAGGTATTGCGCGTCGCCAACTCCAACACGGATTGACCTTGTTCTTGGTAGTAGAATGCCCGACTGAGGACGTAGAAGTCGTCAATGGTCACCGGATGGATCAGTACCGGCTCACTACCTGATCCCTTTTCAAAGCCTGCGAGGTCAGTGCTGGCTTGAAGGATCTTGTTCAGGTTATTACTGCGACGAGAACCTCCCACAATACGTTCGGGTATCAGTGGGTCTATGTATTCACACCCGTAGTTCAATCCTTGGTAATCAGTCCGATCACTGCGTGTCGAATCCACCACCTTAAGATTGGCTTTGTCGGTGGGGTAGACAATCGATTCAATACCGCTGTAATAGAACCCATTGAACTGGGGGTGTTCGTTGAAGCGTTCGCGTGGTGCCACCCCGGCTTGATAAAACGCCATGGTCAAAAGATCCACGTTGTTCTGCGCCAAGCACTGCCACAAGTTAACTTCCTTGAAAGCCGGATCGCGTTCAACGTTCAACACCTTGATCCGGTAGATCAGCGGGTGTTCACTCTGCTCAACGGTCGACAACACCCCACTGACCAAGAAGGGGTCGTACAGCTTCTCGGGTTGATCGGGCACCAATAACGTTTGGTGTTCGATGTTGAAGAAGTCTCGGAAGTAATGCATCACCAAGTGTTTGTAACCCGCCTCGATTTTGGCCAGTTGTTCGAACTCGGTGGTGACCAAGGTAGCATTGCGATTGGTTTGGAGGGTGTTTTTAACAAACACCTGTTCCACCACAACCTTACTGTCGAGGTCACGTCGATGTAGGTCATCCATCTCAGAACGCATTTTGTACGAGATGGTGTACACCGCATCATGAAGACGAGACTTCTTCTCAGAAGCCGTAACGGTAAACAGGCCTTCTTTACCGTCGCCGATGTCTGCAATGAATACGTCACCTACGTTAGGAATCACTCCTGCATAGACAGTGGCTTCACCAGATACTTCCCACGTGCGGGTATTGGCATCTTGGCTTTGGGAAAGCTCGCCGGTAACCTTGAGTTCCAGAAGCTTTACCAAACGGTATTGTTGATAGGCCGCCTCTTGGTTGACTTGGAGATCAGAGACCTCATCGTCTTTACCTAAGATTTGACTATAGTAGTTGACAATCCAGCTAGCCCCTTCCACGTAAGCCAACAGTGACTTGTGAGGTTGGTACCGGGTATCGACCACATTGCTTTGAATTTCAGGCGCAACGGCATGACCCATGTTTTTCTCTGGGGCGGGTGCTGGCGCTTTGGGGTTAAGAATCGGCATGGAGATCTTCCTTCGGTCGGACGATGATGCTGTAACTACCCACAGTCCGCATCGCTGCTTGTCGACTGATGCGATCAAGGAGTTGTTGAAGCGTCTTACGGGGCAGTAATTTATCGCCGAGCAGTTTAGTGTCTTTAGGGTCGATGGGTTTGTGTGGGTAAAGCACCTTAACCAAATCCAGCGCCACTTGACCATGTTGACGCAAACGTTCCAACGTCTGAGGACTCAGGATCTTAAGATCACTGATGGTCATCACCACGTGGTACATTTTACGAGGATCGAGGTCGACTGTAGTTCGCACATTCAGATCGGCATCCACTGTCAAAACCGTCTCCTCCATTCGGGTGTCACCATGGAACAAATGGAGGTTGAAAACAGTCTGAGCAGGCAGATTCAAGTAACGACATTCGTCTGCTAAGAACGTTAAGATCTGAGGTGTGAACTCGTGTGTACCCAACTCCTTAAGACTGAACAATTCACGAGGGTCTTCAGGATTAACACCCATCAACAACGTCAGCACTGGATACATGTTCTTAAACTGGGTAGTAGCAACCCAGTCATCGTACTCCGGAATGCGTACCCCTTTGAAGGGATAGAGTACATCGGTGTACAAACGTGTGAACTTGTCCAAGTGACGACGTTCATCGTTTGGTCGGCGGGCGACGTTGGCCAGTTCGTAGGTCAATTTCTCTTGACGGTACTTCTGATCCACCACTTGGTTGTGGACAACAATCGGATACCGCATCGCACAGGCCACGGGCTTGTCGTACTGGAATCGGTATTCAAACCCGATCTCCCAAGGAGCCCCTTCACTCGCAGCACCGCCTTTGTCGGGCTGGGCCATAAAGTCAAACCAGCCGATGACCCCTACCTGACGTTCAGCCATGGACAACAGTGCACCGCGCCCCGCTTGGTTAGTAACCGAAACTACCCGAGGACTAAAGTGTGCTCGTAGGTATGATTTCAGATCTTCTCCGTAACCGTGCTCGGCTTCTCTCATTCGCCACAGTTCGCGCAAGATGAGTAGTTCTGCCTTAGGGAGGGGGTAGTGGTAGTCGAACTCGTGTAAGAGTTCCTGTTGGCCTTCAGAGACCTTCAGACGCATGCGATCTCGCCACCGCAGGGCGCTGGTGCGATCTGGTGCCCGGTAGCGGAAGCTGATCGCTACCTCTGTCCGCACGTAAACAGGTTTGATGTGAATACCTAGCGCCGGGTCTGAGAAAATGAACTGCTCGTTCGGTTTACGGACTGCGGTGGTGAGGGTACGTTCTTCAATATACTCCTCCTCCACTTCTACATAAACCCGTCCAGTGAAACCGTACTTGTTTTCAGCAGTAGGGTCCATAGGGCTGGCCGATTGGTATTGTGCTTCAGTAACGCCGTAATAATCGATCCCGGTGTCTTTCGGCAACCCCATATAGGCCACCAGGTCTTTGATCATTTGAACACACACCGGTCGAGTCACCGAGTTATACGTCTCGGGGATCTCAGAAACAATGTTGGGCATGGTTAACTCCTTGGGTTGTGTAGTGTCAACCACACGTTTAGTCTAAGCCATACCATACGCGGCATAGGAGGAGGGGCTAACCCCCCCTCCTTACTTATGCTTTCTCGAGACCTTCGACTTGTCGAACCAGTCGGTCCAGGGTCCTTTGTTTAAGGGCATCCAAAGCTTTGCCCACGTGTAGCAGTGCTTCTGCATTATAGTTGTTGGAGTATGGTCCTGACTGGAAACCAGACAAACGGTGTTCGCAGATTGCCAACAGTGCTTCTATGGTTATGCCGTTCTGACCACATTCGGGTACGGTACCGTGTTGGAATATCACCGGCAACCTACTGAAACTGGAAACATAGCCTTCAGCGTTACTATTACTGGGATTGGATTTAGTATCAAAACCAGTGATGGTGTAGTGATGGTTAGCATTACCTGGTCCTGGTTGATCTACGGCTTCAACTACTAGGGACTCTTTATGGTCACCAAAGATAACCAGATGGCGGTGAAGGGTTTTATTACTCATATCGACTACTTCCATTAGTGGTGGGTTGTCTATAGTATCACTAAACAATGTAAAAAAAAAAGAGGCCCGAAGGCCCCTCTTTCACTTTATGCCGTTAGGCCAGGTGACGCTTGTGCAACCCGTAAGGAACTAGGTGGCTCTTCAACAACCGACCCACACTGTTTGCCACAATAGTGGATTTGTCATTCAGGGTTTCAGTCAAGCGCTCTTTGCGCGCTTTGGTTTTACCAACGATGCTCTCCAACTGGACCAGAAGCTCTTGCTCTTGGTTGTTGAGTTGGCCGCCGTTTTTCAGAATGTCGATCAGCTTTTCAGCGCGTTCAGTATCAGCAGCACCTACCAAGAGGTCGTAGTGGTTTTCTGCTTGAACTGGTTGGGCTTGTGTAACGGGAAGTGCTTCGATCTTTTTCACGGTGTTCTCCAAATCTGTTGGCTGAGCTGTAACGGTTTCGGTTGGGATTGGGACCTGTTGCTCACGAACCGGAGTCATCCCGGCGGCGATCATAGCCTGAACCAAACTGTCTTCATCAGACACCATGTCAGGATCAACCTGCTTGATGGCCTGATCGAAGTTGGACATAGTGGCAGCCAGAGCACTGCTGATCAGTTCTTCACCAGAGACGTTACCGCCTTTGGCGTCGTACTGACGGATCATGTTGTTGAAGCTGGCCATGACGATCGCCTTTTCCATCATGCTGCAATGGAAGAACAGTGGATTGATCAGACCCATCTTCTCGCAGTAGATGGCGAATGCGTCCTTGACCGGAAGGTCGTGACCCGGCTCGAATTTCACAGCCCCCTTCAAGCGTTCACTGGTGAAAGTGATTTCGCCTTTATCGTCTACTGTGATGTTGACCGGGTAGTTGTAATCGCTTATCAGGAAGATACGCTCTTCCTTGTCAGTGGCCATGCCGGCGTAGAGTTCGTCAGCGAGGCGACCGCCTTTGTCCATCAGTTGAACGACGGCTTTGATCACATTGATGTTGTTAACTTTCATGGTGAATCTCCTGAGATTACGGGGATAGTGGATACGTTATTGTATCCTATTCACCTGAGTAATATAGACTTGAGATTTTTTTATTTCGTCTTTGGGTATAGGCGGCATAAAAGCCCATCCTTCGGGATGGGCTTTTACAGACACCGGGTTTCAGAGAGAATTACTTCTTCTCTTTAGCCGGGCCAGCCTTGTGAGCTGCAACGCCGCGATCAACCAGAGCCAGAGCCGCGCGAACGACGTTGAACTCGTGGGAGTAGATCGCGTTGACGCCACGACCGAGGTCGAGGTTGGCCTTACGCATGATCATGGAGGCACCAGCTTGCTTGGCACTTTCCTTGATCTTCTTGGTCCAGCCTTCGACCTTCTTCTCGCTTTCCTTCATCGCTTTTTCGCGAGCTTCGGTCAGCTTCTCGAGGGACTTCTTCTTCTCTTCCAGCTGAGCGATCATCTTGTCGCAAGCGCCAAGAATCTTCTGCATTTCAGCCTTCGAAGGAGCAGCTACTTCGGTACCCGAATCGTCCAGGGCCTTGAACGCGTAGCCTTTGACCAGCTTCGGAGCCTTCAGGTTGCCGTCGGTGCCTTTTTCAACGCTGGAAGATTCTTCCATGCGCATTACGGCGTCGCCGGACATCGGAGAAGTTACGCTGACGGTCTTCTGAGCAACGTCGGTGAACTGCTTGCTGGCGTCCAGCAATTCGTTTTCCAGAGCGGCCTTGGCGAAATCGTTGGTCTCGGCACGCTCAAGTAGACGCGGTACGCGGACGGCGTAGAACTCAGCAGCAGCCTTGGAGAGGTTCTCCATGTGCTCGCCGGCGATTTTGTGAGTGGCTTCCAGACCGGAGATCACGGAACCAACGTCGACCTTGCCCTTGTAGCGCAGGGTGTTGGCGTTCGGGACCTTGATCTTGTCGCCTTTCTCGTCGGTCAGATCGCTGACGGCCTTCTTCAGAGCGTCGGAGCGAGTCTTCAGCTTGGAGACGCCACCGAAGATCTTGGCGAAGAAGTTCTTGATAGCCTGGATTGCCTTGGAGACGGCGTTCTTGATGGCCAGCCAGATTTTCTTCAGGGTTTCGCCGATGCCTTCCATGGAGATGGTGGTGGCAGCAGCTTGACCGGAGGCACCGCCGAAGGATTCCATCGACGGGGTAACGTCGGAGGCTTCGAGGCCCAGACGACCAACGTGAGCTTGAACGGCGTGCTGCATGAACAGGGCTGCTTGCGGGTTCAGGCCGCCGTCTTGCATGGCGCTTTCCATGGAGATCAGGATGCTTTCCAGACCTTCAGAGATTTCGCCCAGCTCTTCGACGTTGTCGCCTTGCTCTTCGACTTCGCCTTCAGCTTCGGCAGCGTCAGCGATTTCGATTTCGAGGGTATCGTCGGCAGAAACGACCAGCTCGGTTTCGTTGGTGGCTTCATCTTCCATGGAGATGAACAGTTGCTTCAGACTCATGAGTAAAACTCCGTAACGTTAAGGATAGTCATGCGACTAGGTTTTGCGCACTTGTGCATACAATACACTGATTGTGCGAAAAATGTTTAAGCGAAAAGCTGGTTGAGCTTTTTGATCCGATTGGCTGTCGATTCCGTGGTGTCGGGCTCAAAAGAAGAACCAAACATCAACCAGATCGTCATAACCATATCTTCAAAACCATTCGGGTGGGAACACCAGAGGGCAACGACCTCGGCTCCTGGGCGACCCATGAATGGCTTAAAGACATCACCCAGCTGGCCACTACTAGCGCGCTGCTTGTGCTCAGAACGGGCCTCGGCCCATTCAGCCAACAAAGGCTTCCAGTTGTGAATGGAGACCTTGCGGCATCCAGTCTGGATGAACTTCAGCGTATCCAGCAGAAACTCATAGTTATAACCGTAGAGGAACGGGTTATTTTTCTGAGTGTGGAGGAACTGGGAGAAATTACCAAAGAACTCCATAGCTATTGGGAAAACTTCCCGATAGAAGGAAAAGCCTTGGGTGTTGGCACGGCCGGTGAGGGTGAGGTCCATCATGCGATCTACGTCACGGCTGCCGGGTGTGGTGACAACACCACCTGCACCATTAGCCACGAGAAAGCCACGTGGGTAAAGAGCGCCCGACAACTTAATTGTCATAGTAGTCGCTCTCCATGTCCATCACCTTCTTGTTCAGCTTTTGCAGACGCCCTTCGGTGTAGGCGATCTCCTGCTGGAGCCGAGCATCCGGTTCACGTTCTTCTTTGAGAGCGAGCAGTCGGTATTCGAGTGCACGTTTCTCTTCCAACGCCGCTTTATAGCGACTGACTTGCCATTCAGCCACAGCCATGCGGACGTAGTAGATCGGGTTCAGACGAACCGGGATCAAACCAAAGCCGAGCGGGTCGGTCTTGGTCGCACCCAGGGTTTGTTCAACCATGGGGACTTCGTCAGCAGTGACGGTCATGTCCGGGATCGCAGCAAAGCTCGATTCCAGCTGACGCGTCGGGATGTAAAGGATGCGACAAGCCTGAGCGAAGTTGTCGCGGTTATCCCACACCCAACGCTCTTCGGCTTTGGACATAGCCTTCGGCAACGTGAAGCCAGTTTTACCCTCAGCCTGTTCTTCACTCAGCGTCCAGAGCAGCAGTCGACGAGCATACCGCGAAGCAAAGGAAGCCACCTCGAGGTACTGAATCAGGTTGGCACGCGTGAAGCTGATGGCGCTGGAGCCTACGTCTTGTGCGAAAGCCTTGTTCACCATCTTCTCGATAGTGTCCAGACGCTCACCCAGACCTTCCAGTACGGTAGATACCGCGTAGAGGTAGTTAGCATTAGCCAACTTGGGGGAGATCTTTTTGGCGAACTCGCGATCGTAGTTTTGGCACTGCTTGGCATGGAGCTTGCTGCGACCGTAATGCTCTTTAACCGAGAGATACGGAGGCAGGGTGATCTCTTCGACCTCTGCGCGCAGAACCGAGAGTTCCTCGGTCAAACGGCTGCGCTCGAACGTCGGGAGCATCAGAGAAAGGAACTTTTGGATCTTCATGGTTGACTCCGGTCAAATCGTGGGGTTGGCGCCCATCTGGTAGGCCTTCATGATCTCGGCCACATCCGGGCCCTTCTTACCGTTGGAAACTTTCAGTTCCTTGAACGACAGCTCCGTCGGAATAGCAATACCCCGATGGTAGAAGGTAACCATTTCGTAGTCCGGGTCTACCACACAGAGAATCATGCAGTAGGTTTCGTTGAAGACTTTGTCGCGTACACGCAGGTCTTTCAGACGCCCACCGACATTACGTTCCAGTTCGCGGGCGGTGGATGCACCGATCACGATCAGGTTCGAGGCAGTGGCCACCGACGGCTGACCCGAGAAGATTGCCGAAATGCTGTTGCCACGGCGACGCTTGCGGATCTCCTCGTACAGACCCGAGTTGTCTTTGGCCAGGGTCTTCTTGTGAGCATCGATCAGGTCTTGGCACATCACGAGGTCACGGATGAACTCGAGTTGGCCTGCACGCCACGCATGGAAGCGTTCCTTGACACTGATTTTCTTGCTGCCGACCGATAAGATATGAACCAGTTCACTGGAACCAATGCCGGTGCAAATCAGGCGGACGTTGATCGGGAAGGTGGCTCTTTGGCCATCGGACTCGATGTGGACTTCGAGCATCTTACCGACCGACAGGTTGGTGAGGTCTTGGAGCGAGGCAACTGTATCGCGACCAAGACCCATGGTTTCTTCACCACCAGGTACTTCTTCACCGGCACCAGCACTTCGCACCATGTCACGCACCGAAGCCGCTTCCATGGAAATGCCGAGCTTTTCCAGTCCAGTGGGCTTGCCCGGAACCGGGAGACGGAAGCTGTAGGAACGGGCGTCTTCCAGGACGAGGGACACACCGTCACTGATACCATTGGCTACGTTGTCTTTGACGCTGCGTTGAGGGTTCAGCTTGTCGAGCAGTTTGACGACATCTACCCGACCCACGTTCACCGACAGGGCCACAGCCTGCAGGTAATAACCACTGAACAGTGACGTCAGCGATTGCATGATATCTGGGGCGACATCCAGTTTGGTAACCCGAGCATCCATCAGCACCAGCGGTTCAACGCGGGTGGGCTTGGTGTACTCGATCAGCGAATCGGAGGTGCTGTTACGCATAACCTCCGTCAGTTTACCGGCCAGCGCAAGACCGGTTACGACGTCATTCATCATAGTTGAAAATCCTTCGAAGGTGTTTCATGAGCAAAACGATTAAGGATGTCTTAGGACAGATCTCACGGTCGGTTGGTCGAGGCGATATCTCCCAAGCGGCGTTGAACACGCTTTATGGGATTAACCACCGTGGGTATGGTAACCCTGTTCCGAACAACAAAGACAATGTAGGTCTGACCTTTTTTACGCGGCCTAATCTCAACCTAACATACGATAACATCTCGCCGATCCGTGTCCTGACCCCACTACTCGATGGTAATGGTGGTGGTGTGAATACGTTACAGCGAGCCATTCGCATGATACTAGACCCTTACCTTGGGAGTCCGGCTAAGTTCGATGACCCCACCCTAGGTGGCAGTGGTGTCCCGTTGGCATGTCCGCTGATTGATCAGGACAGCGCTTTCATACCGCTACTTAGCAACAATCTGATCTCCCTCAGTGGTTGGCCAGATGTAGGTGTCGAGACTTTCACCTCTACACCGGGTCTATTCCAAGAATCTTGGAGTATAGTTGATGGTCACTCGCGTTTCTTTGAGACGTATGAACTCAACGCGACCTTCAAGAATATTGAAGGCGACCCTATATCATTGCTGTTTTTCGTATGGCTCCACTATATGTCCTCGGTTTACCAAGGCGTAATGGTTCCATACCCTGAGAACATTGTGGAGCGTCGCGTTGATTACCAGACTCGGATTTACCGTTTGATTCTGGATTACAAACGACAGTACGTTCAAAAGATTGCGTGTTGTGGCGCTGCGTTTCCGTTGAACAGCCCATTGGGTAATGCCTTTAACTTCACTAACGAAGGGGTGTACATCGGCGACAACGATCAGCTCAACATTCGATTCAAAGCCATGGGGGCTGATTACAACGACCCCATTATCATCTCCGAGTTCAATGCGGTGGTGGCTATCTTCAACGGTAAGATGAAAGGCAAAGCGAGTGATCGTGAACGGTACTATCGCAAAGTCTCTGCCGACGAGTTGGACTATTTCAACTACCGGGGTTATCCCTACATTGACCCAGAAACCCACGAGTTGGAATGGTGGGTGCCGAAAGAGTTGTACACCGAATATGAAAACCGATTCAGTTTTGGTGTTGAATCATTGAACTCAGACAAATACTCTGAGATCGACCCCTTAAAGATGTAACGTTTTGGAGTTACCGTTATGACCCGTAAGTACCGTTCCTTGAACCTCACCGGGCTGAAACTCGATTATGCGCTTGCCATGGCGTTGGATTGGACCGAACCGATGTATGGTGTTGGAAAGATTCGTTATCACGAAGATGATAACTACATGACGATGGACGAACCCGATCCGGATGAGGACGAGTGCACCGAACCCCATCACTTCAACCATTATGTTCAGTGGGCGCCACAACGTCTTAAGTCCATCATCCTCCAACTGATGATTGAGCATCGGGTGGGTGTGGAATGGGAGTGTGGTTCTGCGCGGGTCAGTAAAAGCGGGTTTGCTCACACCGGGGAAAATTTAGGGACTGCGGTAGCTCAATTGTTGGTGGCGTGTAAGTTTGGTCTATACGTCGAGTTGCCTGAACACATTAACTAATTAAGGGGGCTACAATGCCACTGTCCATTGAAGAGATGAAGGCCCAGATCGACTTGGTTCGATTCAATCCTTCAGCCATCTGCCAAGTGGCACTGGATGTGTTGGAAGAAGTCAATACAGGTACTCGCCTGATTGTTGATCCCACCAACCCGTTCATGTTCCTCTTGGAAGCCAGTGCGGTCAACGCATCAGCTGCGATGTCTTGCTTTGCCGATTACAGCCGTAAACAATACGGGGTGATGGCACAAGATGAAGACGAAATCTACATGCACATGTCGGATAAGGATTTCTTGGGTCGCTTTGGTAATCCGTCGTCCACTACCATGGTGATGTTGCTGAGTCTTGAGGAAGTAAAGGCCAAGGCTGTTCAGACCGAATTGACCAACACCCGTAAGTTGGTGATTCCTCGCCACACCACGTTCACGGTCGCCGGTTACAGCTTCATGATGCAATACCCAATCGAACTACGGGTGATGAGTCACGGCGGTTTGAACGTGTTACATGATGTCAGCCGCAAGTCACCGTTCATGAGTCTGGAAACAAACGTGGTGGAACATGAGATCGTCAACATCGACGGTACTGTGTTCATCTGCATCCAGATTCCGGTGTTGCAATTGAGTTCTGAGATCTACTACCCCAAAGTGTCCATGGGTACTTTGACGGAAGCCACGTATACCTTCTCCGGCCAGTTCCATTTTGCTAGGGTTTATCGGTCGTTGGAGAACGGTGAGTGGGAGGAGATGCAAACCACCCACAGCGCCCAGGTCTTTGATGTCAACACCCCCACGGCTGTTCTGAAGGTGTACGAGCAATCGGTTCGTGTGAGCATCCCTCTTGTGTACCAAGCCAACGGGATGGTCACTCGTGAGCTGCGGGTTGAGATCTACAGCACCAATGGCGAGATCAACCTGATCCTCAATAACTACCCACCGAATGCCTACAACGCGATGTGGTTGGACTACGACAATGACGACGATGGTCGTTACGTGGCGCCGCTGAAGACTTTCAACGCCATCTCGGTGTATTCGGAAGCGACAGTAGCGGGCGGTACCAACAGCATGACCTTTGATCAAGTGCGGGAACGTCTGATCAGTACGGCTTTGCGTGAACAACAACTACCAATCACCAGTGTTCAGTTGGGCGCGACCTTGGAGAACGCCGGTTTCAGCGCCGTGGTCAATACTGACTACGTCACTCAACGCCAGATCTTGGCTACACGTACACTCCCCACCCCTGAGGACCTCAGTGTCTATACGGGAATGGCTTCCACTATGGGGATGCTTCAATGCACGGCCGATGAGATTCGTAATCTCCACGGTGTGTATGACAACAACAAACGGCTGACCCTGACACCTAAAGTGTTGTACCGTAACACCGATTCGTTGTTGACCATCATGCCGGAAGCGACCATCCAAGGACTCGAAGCGCTGCGTGTTACTGATCTGTTCACCCAAGAAGTCAGTGGAAAGAACTACCTCTGGTCGCCGTTCTACTACGTCTGGGGTTTGGTCGGTGATTACTTTGATGTACGGGCTTATCACTTGGATAGTCCAGACATCACCTCCAAAGCGTTTGTGGAGGAGAATCCGACGCTTGGGTTGGTGGTTGCAACCGACTCGTACGCCATTGAAAAAGTGGCTGCGGGTTACCGTGTGGTGGTGACAACTCGTTCAGGCCCTGTTTATAAAGAGCTGGATCTGGAACAGCGTCACGTGGTCTTGAGTTTTGAGGCACCGAGTGAAAACGGTCGAGCATCGTTGGCCGGGTCGCTGTTGTACGTAAACGAGGAAACCGGTGAAGCTGCGTATGAGTTCTTGGTGGAAACGCAGTACGATCTGGATGAAGAGCATCACCTGATCGTAACGAACTTCACTATCTTCGGACAAGTCCAGCCTTGCGGTATTCGTCTCAAAGACAAGTTCACATTGGTCTATGGGGTGAGTAACTACCAAACGCAAGACATGCAGTTCACTGACATGGATAAGTTGACGGACACCACCTTGGTACCGACCAGTCACTATGCGATTATCCAAGAAGAACTCAATTTTGTTTTGGGTTATTCGCTGGATCGCTTGTGGACCAATGGTCGTAGCGTGGTAGGTAGTGAAGGCTACCTGACATACGAGACGGATGTACCGGCCTTGTACAAAGCCACGCAATACCGCCGTGATCCTGTCACTGGCAGTTACGTTATTCGCATGGTAGATGGTCAACCGGATTTCGAGATCCTCCACAATATCGGAGACCCGGTGTTGGTTAATGGCGAGCCTCAGTACGCACACCGTAAAGGTGATTTGGTACTGGACAGTAATGGACAACCCATTGTAGCCAGTCCGCGTAAAGTGGTGCGTCAAGTGGATCTGTTCCTGGTGGATGGTCTTTACTACTTTGCCGACGATGAAACCACGTTGACCTATACCCGCTCCATTCCGAATACGGTGGTTGGGTGGTTGGAAAACGATATCGCCATGGCATCGAAGAAGATGCTGGAACTGACCGACCTGTACTTCTATCCACAACGAACCACAGGTTATGTGGATGCGCTGGTCTTGGAAGGCTTTGAGATTCGCTTGGAGGTTGAGCAGGCGCTTCACATTGAGCTGTACATGACCAAGAGTGGGTATGAAGATCTTCCGTTGCGAGCCTCTATCGAAACCAGTATCTTGGAGATTCTGGCCGACGAGTTCAAACGGGATACGGTTCGTTGTATCGACATCGAAAACCGAATCATTGCGTCTGCTAAGGACCAAGTGATTACGGCGATGGTGTCGGGGTTGGGCGGTTCCAGTAACTACCGGGTGGTAACACTGGTCGATCAGTCTGCACGCTTTGGCATTCGCAAAAAGCTACAGGCATTGGCCGACGGTACCTACTCAGTGGTGGATGATGTCACCATCAGCTTCCTACGTCACACCAACGCATAAGCGGCATACAGGGAGGCGTGAGCCTCCCTGTACTTTTATGCCGTCAACTCAGTTTGATCTTAGAAGCTTGGTGCAATGCTTCTTTGACTTCTTGGTTGTCGCTTTGTACCGCTACAGCTGCTACTCGGCGCAGTTTGGCTGCTGAGTACTTTTCCACATTCAACCAGAAAGTACGCGACACACTGGCCGCTGCCGAGATCATGCGTGTATAACCCATGAGCTGTTGGACGCCTGCGCGAATGGAGTAAGACACCTTATTGATCTGATTGCGCAGTTCAGGATCGATGTCTTTCTTCTTAGCCATCTGTGCTTCGAGTTTCTCCATCTTCTCTTCGAGCTGTGTGGTTTGGGGAAAACCCTTACCATACACCTTAGAGTCGCTACCCGTGTACTTCTTGTGCTTGTGGAAGAAGTCTTCCAAGTCACCTTTGAACGGGATCTGGATCTTGTTTGTCTCAGCCAACTTCTGAGCAATCTCAGCCATCGCAGAACCTGCTTTATCAGCCGAAGTGGGGTGGATCTTTTTGAGTTTGTCAGGGAGCGACATGTCAGACGGATCGATCAGTAGACTGGCATCCACCTCTCGTGTAGTACCGTAAATAAGCGCTTCCATCAACTTGACAGATTTCTCCACCTTCTCAAACAAGGACTTGGCATCCCCGTGAGCATCGGCCAACGCATGAGCGATAACCCCATTGGACAGAATGTCTGCAGCAAACGGACTGTATGATTGACCGATGGCTTTGCTGTAGAAATCCTGAAGTTCTTTGGTTTGGTCGGCCAGTTCTTTCTTGGCTTCAGGCCCCAATTTACTTTCCAATTGGTCAGCCACCTTAAGGCAGCGTTCAATCGAATCCACGTAGCCACTGATGACTTTGATGGTGAAGCCGATTTTCTCACGACTCTTTTTGATGTACTGAAACACCTTGATGGCCAGTACCGCGACAGCTGCAACCGCACCAGCGATCAGTAACGCAGACTTAACATCAATTGCCTCCAGCGTCACCTTAAGGTTAGTCTGGGTGGGAGTTTGGCTGTAGTAAGCGTAGTTGGTTTCTTCTGGCAACAGGTGAGAAGCTTTCTCGGCCATCGCACGCGATACACCGCCAGCTTCCTGAACCCCGTTCAAAAAGCCATCGATGTCCAAGGTGATGGCTTCAAGGGCGGCGAGCTGTTCTTCTTCAGTCCCGAGATCTGGAATTTCCAGTTCTTCATTCATGACCGATTACTCCGCTGCGACGATGAAGTGTGCACCGTCAAGCAAAGCCGGACAGGCCTTGAGGAACTCCACCGTCTTGTTGTCGACTTCACTGATACCGCCACAGATGGCGAGGCTCAGAAGCTTCTGACCCAGCGTGTGAGCCGGTTCATGAACCAGCAAGTAGCGGGTGTACCAGACCCGGAAGATCAGGTCTTCTGCCGTGTCGATGTCCAGAGGTAGCGCTTCGTTCAGCTGATTGAGTTTGTCGTAAACAGCCGTCTTGACGGAGGTGCGGTAGTAGCTACGAGCGTCATCGACACTAGCCGACGGCAGAACCAGATCACGACCGACCACGCTGGCGGCAAGAATGGCGGTAGCACGCGGACGATCATACAGACCGACGTTACAGCCGTTCAGGTGGTTGGTGATTTCTTGGGTGAGTTGGCGCAGGTTATCCATGGGGAGTCTCGCTTTAAGAAAGTTGTTTGAGGCGCTCGTGGGCTAGGAACAGGTCGTTATTGACCAGTTTCTCCAACTCCACTTGGAACTTGAGCTGTTGGTACTGTTGACGGCCCGACGGCAGAACCGAGGTATAGAACATCTCGATCAATCCACGTTTGTCATCCACTTGTTTGAGCAGTTGATCCACCGCTTTGATGTCCAGCAGTGTTTCAGCCTTACGCTCAGCCGACATCTTTTCCGATTTGATGGCTGTCATCATCTCGTTACGGATGCGGCGCAGACGCGCCTCAGGCGGATCGTAGGTTTTCTCAGCCGGGTTGATGAACAGGATTAGGAGGAACAGACCGAAGGTCAATGCCGAGAAGAAAAAGAACAGTGCCACGTTGAACACCGTAGCAATCACATGTCCGGCGGTGGTGCGATACGAACTACCGCCACCATAGGAGCGCATGATCTTGTCCAAACCGGTTGCCAGAGCCCGTCCTGCGCCCATACGGACAGCAAACTGGTCAGCCAAGGCCTCGGTAGCGGTGAGGTCATAAATCGGCGTACCGAGCGAGCTACGCGTATTCAGGATCTTCTTGCGAACGAACACTGTCTGGAAGACTTCTTTGTCCGTACATTCCACCAACGACTCAACGTCATCGATTTCCACGTCCAGTACTTTACAGGTTTCGTGGACCAGACGCACTTTGCGAACCTTGTCGTCAGCCTTGAAGAACTGTTGGGTAGCGGCGTGCAGTACGATGTTCGTAGTCAGGACGTGACCCAGGAACTCGTAGTAGGTGAAGAGGTGACCCAGTTCGTGCAACATCACCGCTGCGATTTCTTCGCAACTTACGAGCTTGCTTTCAAACATCCCACGTAGAACAACAGCTTTGTGTTGTACTTGTGAGAATGCACCGCCCAAGCGACCATGAGCTAGGTCAACCCAACCAACCACTTGATCCAGCTTCTTATTCTTGATCAGACCATCGAAGTCTTCTGAACCTAAGTACGGTTTGAAGTAGTTGTACACCAGTGGATTGTTTTTATCCACAGTTGGGATGTGAACGTAGGCATTGAGGTCCGATGAGTCTTCGACTTCGAAGCTCACCTTCACTCCGGTGCGATTGAAGATGATTGCAGGGATGTCAATGGCTTTGAGGGCCTTGCCTTTGTAGGCCTTCTCTTCGCGGATGCGTTGGAAAGCCAGTGTCAGCTCTTTAAAGAGCAGATCGGATTGGACCTGGATGGCCTCCAGTCCGAGATTGAGTTTTCGTGGGGTAAGCATGTCAGCTCCGAAACCAGAAGAGGGCCTAAAGAAAAGATCACTCATACTGATAACGGAGAGGGGGCATAAGAACCCAACCCCAGCCCCTAAGGGCCGGAGTGGGCAGGAGGAAACGGGAAAGCCATCCGACAACCAATCCCCTGAGAGCCATGGGCTGGGGGGAGGCCGTAGGTGCCAAGGGATTGCTGGATCAACTTCCCCAGAGCGATGTTGGGCCAAACACCTCTCATACTAAGGTTAGAAAAGTAGTTAATTACTGGTCCTGTTAAAAAACACCACCTGTCCTGATAATATGTCTTAAGGGCCTGATTGGAGTACCAACGATGTCGCTGCCCGTACCTAGCGAGAATATTAAAGGCATTGAATGTAAACACGCGGTTTACACACTGCCGAATGACGACGGTGATGGGGATGCCCTGATCGTCAAAGAAGTCATTCACACCAAAGACGGTCAATTGATCCCGAACCTCAAGATCATCGAAAACTACAAGCGCGATTTTTTCTATGCGCGTGAAGGTCAACGTAACTATACAGAAAAGAAGACTCAAGAAAAAATCAATAACCTGCAACGTTACACCTGCACCCAGCGTAACCTGCTCAGACAGATTGCGCGGGCTAAAGGGGTGGGTACTTTGCGTGGGGGCTTGCGTCAGATTGCACGCGACCCTTATTTGTACGGATGTGACATCACCACACCCACGCTCCTTAAACGTGAATACCAACTGCGTTCGCCAGATTGCATGTCCCCCAATGGCGTAGCGGTATTCGACATCGAGACGGATGTTGTCCACGGTACTGAACAACCCATCCTGATGGCCTTGACGTTTAAGGACAAAGTCTACCTGGCTGCGACCAAGTTCTTTGTAGGTCAAGACGTTCGCTTCTTGGAAAAGCTTAACAAAGCCATTGAAAAGTACTTGGAGAAGTACACCAAAGAGCGCAACATTACCTACGAACTGGAGATCGTTGAGACACCCGGTGAAGGCATTCGGCGTTGCTTTGCCAAAGCCCACGAATGGAAACCTGAATTCGTCACCATCTGGAACATTGACTTCGATATCCCCAAATGCGTCAAGCAATTGGAAGCTGAAGGAATTGATCCGGCTCAAGTTTTCAGCGATCCATCGGTTCCCGAGCGCTATAAGTTCTTCCGCTACAAGCAGGGCAACGCTACTAAGAAAACCGCTTCGGGTCGAATCGATTCGATTCACCCAGCCGAACGGTGGCACGTAGCCGAATGTCCAGCGACGTTCTTTCTGATCGACAGCATGTGTGTATACAAGCGCATTCGAATGGCTAAGCAAAACCTGCCTTCGTATAGCTTGGACTACGTGATGAAGGAGGAGTTGTCGGGGCTTGGTAAGCTTAAGTTTGAAGAGGCCGACGAACATGCAGGGTTGGCATGGCACGTGTTCATGCAGACCTACTACAAAGTCGAATACGCGGTCTACAACATCTTCGACTGTATCGGTGTAGAACTGTTGGATGAGAAGACCAAAGACCTGCAGCTGGTTATCAGTACCCAGTCGCGGGCTTCGGAATACACCATCTACAATTCGCAACCTCGTCGTTTGGTGGATGACTTCTATTTCTTCTGTCGTGACCGGGGCTATATCCTAGGTTCGTGTAGCAACGAAATGGTCCATGAATTGGACGCTTACGTTGTTGGCATGAATGGGCACATCGTGACCTTACCCTCTCACCAGACAGTGGATAACGGCGTCCGCGCCATTAAAGAACTGCCTGATGTAAGGACCTACATTCGTCGTCACGTAGCCGACTTGGATATCGTATCGACGTACCCGAACGTTCAGGTGATCCTGAATATCTCGCGTGAGACCACGCTTTACGAACTGTACAAGATCAAAGGGTGTAATGAATACCAAATGAGAATGGCTGGGTATAACCTGACAGGCGGCCATGTCAATGCGGTAGAAATTGCAGTCGACATCATGAAAGCGCCGAACTTTGATCGGATGCTGGCAGAGTTCCTTGTGGACCATCCAGACGCAGCATAAAAGGGTTGTACGCTAGGCTCCCTAGGGAGCCTAGTGCTTTTATGCCGTTACTTCCCACACCAGTCGTATTTGGTACCTCCGTCATAGGCAACAGCATGTCCACGTTCAATCATGGTGGTTCCTACATTGATGTCGTCTATGTAGACATCAGCCAAAAGACGGAAATATTTATCTCGGGCAAGGTTATGGAGTTCAATCTTCTGACCGCCTCTCAATGCCCCTAATAGAAAATCTTTAGCCAAGCCTGCTTTGTGACGCTCCGCCGCTCGCAGGACGTCGGTACTGCAACTGCTGCGAATCTCCGGAGTGTCTATCCCGTTGATCCTGACAGGCAACTCATGACCAAAGACATCCAACATCCCAGGTAGTTGTACCTTAAAGGTATCGCCATCATAGACTTCGACTACATTGGCCGAAGGCATGCGGATCATGTCAGTGGCCCACAGTGGACTCGGGAGCAATAGCGCACACAAGAAAACTACTCGGATTAAAAGAGAACGCATACCCCACCTCACCAAAAAAAAAAAGAAACAGTTAAGCCTTCGACACCCAGCCACCGAAGTGACTGGGCGCCTTGGGTCATACCATTTCTGGGAGGGAGGTCAAGTCCTTCTAAAACAGCATAAAAAAGAAATGGGGTCCGAAGACCCCTTTAATTCAAACAGCGACCGCTGAGGTGCGTGGGTGGTAACTGGCCATGACCTTGAGGCCTCGCTCTTCTAAGTACGAAGAGTAGTCCACCTCAGACCCTTGTTCTTTACACAACCCGATAAAGTCAAGGAGTTTATAGGTCCCGGTCGAATCGTCCACCGTATAAAGCCCAACTTCTCCTTGTAGGTCTTCCATGGGATCTACCACCACCACGTGGTATTCGCCATCTACCGAACGTACAATGTAAGCACTGATCACACTCACTTCTTCAAGCCTTGCAGACGTAACGTCCTGCAAGGTATGCAAGGCCTTGGTGCCATTCATTTACGTGTTCTCCTTAGAACTTGAATGAGCAGTCGTTCAGTAGATCCGACACAGAGGACGTGTGGAGCTAGCGCCGACACCCACAGTGATGCACTTGGGTTCTTCGATAGCCGCTACATCTACATCAAAGTATGATTCAGTGGCCCAGGTAAACAAGAAGCCTACCACAAACAGGATCGACAGGTAGATAATCCATCGACCTTGGCGACGTAGTTGGATCTGCTCACTGGGTGTGGGTGGTCGATGATGTACGTTCGAGGTGGCGAGAATCGTACTGGAAATGTTTTTGTGCATCTTCTTCTCCGAGTCCTAATTCCTGAAAGGCGTGCTTGATTTTCCGTCTAACCCAATAGGCAGAAGGAACCTTACCTCCATTCAACCGCTTGTGCGTATACTGCAAGTTACGCGCCATGAACAGGTAGTGGTACGGAATGTACCAATACACAGGTCCGCTACCCCGACGAACGTGGATACTCTGAAACAACTTCTCGTTTTCGGGGGTGATGTTCCCAAGGTGGTATTGACGGATCTGCTCACGCTCTTCTTCATTCAGCGGTTCGTTGTTATGGAACAAGTAGCTGGTAGGTTCTTCGTGCTGGGGTTTGTGAGCGTTCATACGCGACCTCTTACGGGGTACACCCGTTGATTGTTCAGGGTGTAAGTGTGGTACAGTTCATCAATCGCTGTACGCGTGCGATGTAGGTTAAGTTCCACGAAGCGGCGTTGAGCGCAGTCGCTGGCTATCTTGAGATCTTCTTCCAGATGCCGCTCATTGGCAACGAGACATGACAATCGAATCAAATACTGTTTACGACACATTTACGTATCCTCCTAAGGATTACAGGGGACTACCCCTAAATAGGAAGAGGTAGTTGTTTTACAGGTCGACGTTCCTTTTAGATGTGATAAGCGAAATTAACGGGTCCCGACATGCGCCGCGCCCGGTTCTTTTCACGAAGCGACAAGTTATTAAACTGTCGACGCACGACTCGTTGGTCTTGGAGTCTCTGCTCTTTTGTTCGGGAGTACTTTGTCTTAATCTCGTCAGGGATTTCAAAGAAGCGTGCCCGATGCTCAGCCAAACGTTTTTCATCGAATAACGATTTCACGTATATTCTCCTTAGAGTAATAGGATGCCCCTCCGGAGAGGGGCGGTGTCGTCAATATCCTTGTTCGGCTAGGAAATCCAACTCATCATTGATGTAGTCGTTTTGCTTAGTCCGACATTCAGAACAGACTTCGTAAACGGGTCCACTCGAACCCTCATCGATGTCACGCGTGTAACGAAGGTCTTTCTGGGTGGTGACTTTCTTACACCACTCACATTGAGCTTCGTCTTCGGCATGCCTCTCGGTGAAGTACTGCTGAAGTTCCTGCTCGAGCGTATAACACGCTTCGCAGTAATGGTAATACTCGGCGCCGAATGAATCGGTTTCGCCTTGTACACGCACCGTAGCGTCGTTCTCACACTGCCACTCTTCACCCTTGGCGTACTGAAGCTTCAGAGCATCAGATGCTTTATTAGCATCGATGATCTCCTTCATGGTTTCGAAGTAGCCGGATTGTTCGAACTCACATACTGTGGATTCACGAACAGTGGTGACACGACCTGGAAGATTACTGAACATAGTGTTCTCCTTAGAACATATGGGGGAATGAGTGGTTTGGTTAATCCACTCACCTAGGTAATATAGATCTGAGATTTTTTTATTTCGGCAGTCTCATATTACACTCACCGTGGGGGGATTCCTACAGTTTTTGGTTTTGTACAACTGTCAATCTGTTCTAAGAGAGTCACTTTAGCGCGTGCCTTCAGATAACGACAGACCTGTTTGCGTTTGCGCCTAACCCAGTGTATGTCTGGCGGGAGTTGGTTATGCTTATTAGCCGAGACCTCTCGGGCGTACGTGTTGGAGAACAGTAACCACAACGGATAATGTCTCAGTTTACCCCCTACTGCTCGCAACACTATCGCTTGGCGAAAGGTCCGACGTGCCGCAGGAGATGCATCTTTCGGATTCTCAAGGTAGGTGCGAATCAAATGGGCGTTACTACCTTCGGGTTTGACTCGCCTGACTCGAGAATCTTTCGTACAACCCGCCCGCATAAAGACCACTGGCTGTTCAGGTTTGGGTTCAGTGAAACCTAATGCCGACAACAAAGAAGCGGGAAACTCCATGTGACATCCTTAGTTTAAGTTTATTCAAGGTATAGTTCAAAAAAGTACGATATTACTATGACTACAGGCAATGAACATTCATTGCTCACGAGGAGGTGATCCACTGAGGGGTCTGGTCCTGCCGAGACGGCACCATCCAGCCTGGTACCAGCGCCTGTATAGTGACTGCTGAGAAGCAGACATGACTTCAGCCTCTAAAGCCCCTACCTTCGGGTAGGGGCTTTATGCTGCTTAGGCTTGTGTTTCGGTATCGCCATTTTCTGGGGCGGGGTTTTGTTGTACCTGTGGGGCGAACTGATCGCGACCATAGATCCGATGGGGGCGGCGTGCGATGGTCTTGGTCAGTTGTTGGTAACGATGTTCCGCATCAGGTCCTGCGTAGACCAGGGCCTCATTTTCGAAGTCGATCTCATAGCCACCATTAAAGGGGTTATACAGAACCTCGCGGACTTCGTAGTTGTCGTACACCACCAACACCCGGCGATCGCTTTCATGGTCACAGCTGATCAACAACTTAATGTTCTTAGCCATGGGGCTATGGTCAGGTGAACCCAGTTGTTCAGGTTTTACCACATGTGGGTTGGGTGTAGTGGAAGCACTTTTTTCTTTCAACAAGTAATCGATAAATTGTTGAACCTTCACGACGATACGAGGACCGCGGTAATTCAGACGCACCGCATAGTGCTCAAGGTTGATCATCCAGTTGTGGAGAGAACCGATAGAGCGCCGAGATGCCTCAGTCACACTGAGGCTGAATGGGAGTTCTGGGAAGTGCGCATCGAAGTCGACGCGTTGAAGGTCGGTGTAGACGGTATGGGTATTTTCGTCATACAGCAATTCGGTCCCGTTGGTTTCAATCAACAGGTGAGTGAACTTCAGGGGTGTGAGATCGCGTATAAGACTACTCGGATCTTGGGGATCGCGGCAGTAAACCAGTGCTTGGGAGAACAGGGTTTGGAGTGCGAGATTGATCATGAGGTGTGTTCCTTCCGTTTAGGGTTTTTGGTGGCAGAATGAATCTGACCAATAGTACACGACAGCGTCCATGGAGGTGGACTTAGCTTTGACTAACGAGACCCCTTCGAAATGCGGGAAGAAGAGCTTCTCGTATTGGGGAGTGCTGGCCTCTACCACAACGGGCCGACAGTCTTCGCTGGCTACGAAGAAAACGATGTCCTGATTGGTAAACGGGCTCTCTGACCACTGTTGAGGGGCTTTTAAACCCCAACCCATGTAACGAGTCATCATTGCCTGATACATCTCAGGTGTGATGCCAGACGTGGCGATTGGGTGAACAAAATAGTCGGGTGCATTGAAGCCTTCGGGGACTTCGCACATAAACTCAATGTTACCCAACTGAGCACGGGCCATCGCATAAGGGAATGGGAGTGGGGCGTTCAGCAAAACGGGTTCTGGTGTGGGTTGTAGAAAGTCTACTTTACAACGTACTAACACGTACATGGATGCTTAATCCTCGTTGCGTTTAAACAAGTATGTCACTTGCCTATGGGTAATATAGGTTTGAAATACTTTTTACTGGAAGGGGCATAAAAAAAAAACATCAGGTGAGTTACCCCACCTGAGTCTTAAAGGATGCGGTTGTACAGATAGATGTGGACGGGAAGGTCAATGTCCGCCAATTTCTCATGGAGTAGGGGGCGGAGGAACTTAATGTAATCAAGCCCCCCATAACCACAACCCAAAGGCGGAAGCCCCAGTTCTGTGATCCCCATCTCTTTATAGTTCGCCACAAGGTAATCCAACCCCTCGATGACGTACTCTGGTTTAGACGGATTTTTCCAGTGTGCTTTGGTGGGAAACAATAGGACCTGATGACGTGACTTTGGGATCTTATACAGTTGGGGTTGCCCCACCTTCAATTCACCCTTGTCACACAGATCTTTGTAGAAGTCAAAGAGTCCCCGCACCCGTTGTTTCATGGCCAATGCCAACCCATTCCCCATCACCCCTACCGTGTTAACCGGGGCTGTGATAGTTTGCAACCGGGTATCAAACAAGGACCCTTCGCCTTCATACACGATCATCGCTTCGCGCCTCCTAAACCCACACCAGCGGCGGCCTGTGCTTGTTGGGCTGCTCGAATTTGCTTTTGAGTTTCGGCCGTCATGCGAGCCGCTTTCTCAGAAGAGATTCGTAACATTAAAGCACAGTACTCGCGGGGCATGTTGAGGAAGTCCACAATAGACACCCCCCACTCTTTATGAACCTCGTACAGATGGTACTGATAAAAGGTTCGGTAAAGCGCCCCGTATTCTGACACATCTTCTTTTGCCTGATACTCAACCAACGCCAAGGGGTTAGCAGATGGGCTGCCGTGATCACAAATCCCGTATTGGGTTTCGTAGGCATCGCGCATCACCACCTGCGCCGCTATATTGTCCAACTGCTTTCCTTGCTCGAGGATTTTATCCAGCAAGGTCGGCTTGTTATAAAACCGTGCCCCGAAGCCCGGTAACAACACGTGGCTGTCTTGGTCTTCGGGGTTAACGGTTAAAGGGAGGACTTTATGAGTACCTTGTAGATGCGTTGGTTGAGTAGGGTAAAAAAAACTTGCGCCACATCAATCGGTACGACGTACGGACTGAACTGGGCTTCCTCTTCCTTAACCTGGTTGGCCTTACACACCGGACACTCATGTTTGGGCAGACCAATCACCGAAATAGTCACCGAGTTGATGTACTCGCTCACTGCTGCCAAGGTGGTGGTGCGGGTCTCTTCATCGGCGGTCAACACACCCATGAGGTTTTCGATCGTGTCACGGTCAGTGCCGATCTCTGCCTCTTCGATATGCACTTCCTTCACCCAGTGGCCGTACTGACGCAGGTTGGTCAAACGCCCCTGGTTGGTGATGTAGGCATCGCGCTCATCGCCACGGATGTTTTCACCGAACGCACCTTCCATCACCTTGATGATGTTGGCAATCCAGGCGTTGCCCGAATTGTAGTACTGTTCAATGGTTGGGACCGCCAGAGTGATGGCGATTTGGTCGGTGATGGACACCCGACGTTCTTTGTTGTACTTGTGCTCTTCGGCGTAGCGCTTGAGGTCTTCGTCGGACATCCGCGCCTTGCGCTGAGTCATGCGCTTGGTTTGCCATTCCGATAGCGCCGCACGGTTGGTCCACATCAGCTTGCTGAGATTCAGCAGGGCTTCGAACACATGGTTACAGACCTTCTCGGTGTTGATACAGCCACGCGAATACGGGTAACCGTTCGGGTAGATGGCCGATGCCAGACCCCAAAGGATCAACGGGATATCGGTCACCAACACAATGCTTTCCAAGTACTTGGGCGACATTTCTTTGGCGTTGGTGTCGTAGACGTGCTGGAGTGCAAAATCCAGCAGATCGTTGATCAGGTGAACCGCGGTGTTCGAAAACACCAGACCGTTGGTCATACGACCCAGCGTCACTTTTGCCGAACCGACACGACGCTCCAGTTCGAGGATCGACGCTTCAGACGGCGCTTTGAAACTGACCCAGATACCAGTATGCCACAGCGGTACTTGGTGGATGGTACCCAAACCCAGCGCAGCCGTCATGCGCATGACAGCACGCTCGCCAGTCAGGACAGTGCCGGACTCTGCAAAGCGCGGACGGGAGATGCCCATGGGCTGACCAGCCGATTCAACGGTCTGTTGCCAGTCACCGCCTTCTTGGTCCAGCGCTGCTTGGAAGGGTTCGTTGCGCAGCAGGTTGGCAGAACCACGTTCGAGCGATTCGACCCAACGGCGAGTACCGGCATCGCCTTCGACCTCGATGTTCGGGTGGTTGTCACCCGTTTCTTTCAGATCGCCCAGCGTACCGTTTATGAACGTCAGGTGTAGGTTGGGGTCTGCGAAGATCGCTTTGGCATCGGCACCGGAATACGGTTTGTCGATGGGGTACTGAAGACGAACATTGAGGTTAACCGCTTTGGGGGCGTAGTCGCTGGTTGACTTCGAGTTCAAGGTGTTCTCGGCACCTTCTTCGGATGCGTTCTCGGGTGTTGGCAGTTCGTTCTCAGACATTGTTACACCTGCGGGTTCTGATTGAGTTGGTTGAAGAGGTCGGTGATCTGTATAGCAGTCGGCACCACGACCAATTGATATGACGTGATCCACTGATCGTAGGCCTGTGCCACATCCATCAGGAGGGCCAGCTTAGGCAAGTCGACTACACCACCACGGTGTTGATCGACTGCAGCGTTCAGTTGATTCAGTCGTGTGCTGAAATCCTGAACGTCGCGATTCAGCGTATTAGCCAGTTGCATCAGCGAAGCTTTATCCGCAACGCGTGCCACCAGTTCCTGATTGCGCAGAAGAGCAACCACATGTGTGGGCGACTGGTTCAGCTGGAAGCACTGAGCTTGCAAATGGCTCAGATCATTCCAGATGTTTTCGAAGTCTTTGCGCTCCTGAATCAGCTCTTTAAGACTGTTCGGCCCACGCTTGACGTAGGAAGGGTTGTGCTTACGGGACATAACGTATTCCGCCTTTTGTAAATTGATTCGTGGGCTCGGGAACAATTTTCGAGCATGGTCTCGTATAATTTGGGAAGGTCGTATTATTTAACCGGAGGTCTATTGTGGTAGAAGAAATTGAAGAATTCCTAGGTACGGTGATCACACCTGAATTGACTGCAGTGTATGTGGATGCCGTCCAGGTTATTCTGGACTCCGGGATCAGTATGCACATTGTTCAACTGGAAGGTCTGATCAGTCAAGAGGGCGAAATTGGTCGCGACCAAGTGGTCAGTGAGATCGACGCCTACATTAAAAACTTGTTGGAATCGACCCTCAACCAATTTGGTGTGTTCTTAAATGAGACCTTTGGTCTTAAACAAGCCACCGCTATTATCCGCAGCATCAACACCTTGGACGACTTTGATGACGTTGAGACCATCGAAGCCATCTGTCTGTCCGAAGAATCGCCCGAGGAGCGGCTCGCAGCGCTCGTGGAGCTGACTTCCGAGTTTACTGTGGAAGATCTACTGCTTCATCTCGATAACGTCAACCCGGCGCTCCTGAAGCGTTTGCTGACCACCGTTCATAAAGTAGACGATGGGTTTGATACCCCCACCGTTCAACGCACTGGAAAAGTGGTACGTATTAAAAGTTGTACCAGTCAGTTGAAAGACCCGTGGCTGTTGGCCTACGTAGATGCTGGGGGTAAGATCAATCTACCGGTTGCCAGCATGGCCGAAGCGTTTCGGACGTACTACGAAGAAAAACGTGTCGCCGATCCGATGTTGGATCGCAACGTCTCCGAACTGGCTTTGCAACTCATGGCCTTTATCTTGGCTTCTGATGTGGCCGATGCCGACCTACTTCGTGTCAGTGAAGAAGTGGTTGAAGACACCTTCCTTAAGTTGCCCCTGATCATTCGAGTAATGGAACAGGTGCGCGAAATCCTCTCGGCGGTAACTCATGAACAAGCTTGATTACCTTTTTGCAGCGCTTAACGCAGGCGCATATCGCAAGAAATCGTGGGCTCTGTCTGTCTTCAGTGTGACGCAGGGTCCGGAAGAACGTTACCCCTATGCTCTTCTGCGTACGGAAAAGAACACCGTCTTTGTTGATCCGGAGAACCCTGAGAACCTGATCACTATTGATGATGCCCAACCCCAAGAACCCTTATTCCGGTTCACGGATCGAGTGGACATCACTCCCGCCTTGGTACCCAATTGCAAAAAGGCAATGAACGTACCGGTTGGAAACGTCTTCTTCAACTTCTATGTGTTGGTCTACGCCTTGGGTGATCGGATCGAGTTCATGACAGGTAAGCTCACGCCTGGCGCTGTACAGAACAAGATTCGTCCTTTGATGGCCGACTATCCGGAAAACGGGGAGCGTGATCCTAAGCTGATTTATCCGGATGATTACCGCAAGTTCAACAAGGCCATCTTTGGTATTTCGGGGTTCACTCAATTGTGTGTGCCTTCGGCGACCAAGCGCATGTTGACCACTCACCCAGATGCTCGTAAGTTGCGAGCAGAACTTCTTGAGAAGAACAAAGATCGTCTCTGGGACCCGGCCGTCATTGCTAAGATGGAGGCTGAACTCATTGCTCTGGATAAGGGGTGGATGAAATCTGATCCCGACGGGGGTGATGGGTTCTTCGTGAAGGAGAATAAATCCTACGGTGTGGTTCGTAAACGCATGCACCTGATGCACGGCGCCGAGATGGGCTTCCAAGACGGCACCAAGGCCACTCTGGTGGTCAACAGCCTGAATGAAGGTTGGGATGTCGACAAGATGCCCGACATGATCAACTCGCTCCGGGAAGGTTCTTACAACCGCGGTCGTGATACCGCCTTGGGCGGCGAGGCAGTGAAGTTCTTGGGACGAGTCTTCCAGAACACCACCATCACCGAACAGGACTGTGGTAGCAAGTTGGGTTGGGAGAAAGAATTCACCGAGCACAACTTCAAAAAGTTTGTGGGCTTTTATCGGGTAACGCCGCAAGGTTCTGAGGAGATCACTGAAGACTACGCCAAATCTCAGATTGGTAAAAAAGTCACAGTGCGCTCACCAATGTTGTGCAAGACGCCTAAGACGGGTTTCTGCCAGCGTTGCATGGGCAATCCCAATGCGATCAACCCGACGGCGTTGGGTTTGCTGGCGGCTGACCTAGGGTCGCAGATGATGTATATCTTCATGAGCGCAATGCACGGTAAGCAGTTGACAACTTCAAGATATGACTTCAAGAAGAGCATATCCTAAAGGAAATCCTTCTTGTAATTATGTATTTTTGAGTACCATTGTATGAATTAAAACTTCATACGGTGGTACTCAATCATGTCTAAACGTGCTAAAGTTGCTGGACTTTACATCCAAACACATCAAGACAGCGGGGCGTTTTACATTGGTGTCAGTGAAGATGTCTACCGAACAGTTACCGAAGACTTGAGAAGACTCAATAATAATTTTCATAACAACAAAAAACTCCAAGAACTGTTTAATGAAAGTCCTGTATTGAATACTGAAGTCAAACCATGTTTCAGTATAGAGGAGGCACAGAAGCTTAAACGGGATATGGTAGTCAAACATTATTCCGACCCTTTGTTGCTCAACCAACGTAACGCTTTAAACGTATGTGTTGTGTATCGTATCACACACTTACCCAGTGGCTATTTCTACATTGGGAGTAGCAAAGACTTCGCCCAACGCAAAAGGGTACATGAGTCTACGTTGCACAAGGGTAAACACATGTGTCAGAAGCTTCAGGAACTCTTTAATGAAAAACCCGACTCCTCGTTATTAAAGTGGGATATTATTCTCGCCCATCCGATAACGCATGCCCGGTTTCTTGAAGAGAAAATGATTGCCGATGCCCTTGACAACCCTTTGTTGTTGAATAAATACATGTGTGCTAAAGGAACTCGTGGAGAGATCTTCTCTGAAGAAGAGAAAGCTCGTAGGAGTACTCTAGCCAAGAAACTGTGGGCTGAAGGACGGATGCGCGACCCCAGCGTTTCGGGGGCTAGTAAAAAAGTGTCTATCGACGGCACCATTTATGACAGCGTGGTAGCTGCTTCTAAGCAACTGAATCTCGCTACACACCTCATTTATCGTCGGGTTAAGTCTGACGATTGGCCAAGTTATCAATACCTTTAATTAGGAGCGTTACATGACCAGTATCAACAAACCGGCTGCACAATGGACCGACGAAGAACTGTTGGCGTGGGCCCGTGGCGAAGCCAGTCCGAGCGGCCAAGCCAGCAATCGCACCGTCTCCCGCGAGTGCATCGCGCGCTTTGGTTTCGAAAACACCGATGACATCGACAGCGTTAAGGCTTTCGTGATTGCCAAGTTCGTGGTCGAAGAAGCGGGCGGTGAAGAAGACACAGCTCCCGGCGAGTCGTCTGACGAACAGATCGATGCACCTTCGGACGAGTCCGGTGAAGAACCCCCTGTTGTCGAAACTACGGTTCCGGCTCCGGTTATCGAAGCTCCTGTTCAACCGGTCGTCACCGAAGCTCCGGTAGCTCCAGCTACTGCTGAAGAAAGCGGTGAACCCGAAATGCCAGAAGAAAACGTTCTGGTCAAACCCACCCCTGTCACTTTCAATCAGGCCAACATGTCTCGCGAAATCATCGAAAACAACCTGGCGGACTACGCCAAAACCATGGCTCCGAACGTTCCGACTTCGGCCGAAACCGCAGCCACCAAACAACTGATGCTCTACCGCACCATTCAGATCGTGCTGCGCAGCACCGGTGGCGACTTCACGCAGAACCTGAACCTGCTGCTGGACTTCATCGCTGCACATCGTCAGACCCTGTTCGCCGAGATTCGTGCGTTCCGCAGTATGGACATCGTGCGTCTGCCGGCCAACGAGCGCAAGAACTTCGAGCGACTGCTCAACCTGTTTATCGGCACTGCCGTACGTGAAACCCGTGCGCTGGCGCTGAAGCAGGTTGACCTGACTCGCACCGTCGAAGGTCTGGATGCCGGTGCTCAACAGCGTGTGATCGAGTTCTACTCGATTTAAGCGGCAAAAAAAAAGGTACTCTAGGACTCCCGTAGGAGTCCTAGAGCCTTTATGTCGTCAATGAACCGTCGCTTGTTGGGCTTCGGCGTTAAACGGATACACCACCAGAGTTTCTTCTACCAAACTGTTCCGATACTGTTGGGTCAGAACAGCCTTGGCATGGGGGTGTAGGTTCGTTCGAGCAATCAAGTCTTCGCACACCGCTTGCGAATAACCCACCGAAGCTAATGTGTTGATCATCGTGCTGTACTGTCGCTGCTCGTAGTGGGGATCAACCAGCTTGGACTTTTGCAATTGCTTACAATACGCCCAGCAACACAACGAGGAAAAGAGGAAGATCTCAGGATGTTCTTCCAAAAACATCTTGGCATCCAAAGACCCCATCAATTCCACAGCCAACCCCATGGCCCCGCAGAGCCACTCCATATCACACTCTTTGATTACCGGATACAGGATTCGGGCATCGTGGAAGGCGAGGGGGTACTTGAGTAACAGTTCTGAGACGTCAAGGACACCGGCCATTCGAAGACGTACGGCTTGTCCTTGTTGATTGGGAACGAGGTATTGCATGACCCGTTGAGGGATTGGTTGTGGTTCCATAGTTCAAAATCGTGAAGCTCCTCGCTACACGGTTCTCCCATTTCGATAGAAGGTATAGAAAGCTCCCACTCGAGGTAATCGCCCCAATCGGCGATGGTGACGCCGGTGGGTACGTATTTGTGACTAAGGACGCGGCCGGTGAAGGCCTCCTTTTTGCGATGGTGGTATTCGATGTGTTTATCGATGTCCGCACACACGAGGTAGTAGAACTTCGGCACCGACCCTTCCCACTGTAACAACTCCCGCAGGCGCCCGAAGGCTTGCAGGTTAGCAGTCGACGAACCCAACGCATCGGTCATGATGACGGTGAGTAGGTCCGGGATGTCTTGTGCAGTGCCTAACGACTTCAGGGTTGAGACAATGATTTCACCTTTGTAGGTGTCTTCAATGCTCGTCCCTTGAACGTGCAGCACCACCTTGTGTTCGGGGAACATCTGTTCGAAGTGGCGATGGAGCTTAGTGCACATCTCGACAGTGGCGGCGTACACCAAACATTTCTGACCACGTTTGAACTCTTGTAGGTAGGTCTCGGTGATGACCATCCCTACCATGTCCATGTAGGCTTTCAGGATATCCTTCTGCTTCATAATGGACTGTTCAAACAACACATGCGAATAGGACTTACGACTGTGGTTTAACCAACGCAAGCGATGGCCCACACGCAATCGATACTCCAACCCCACCGCTTCGGCATAAACGACACGCCCTTTGGGTTTGATGCGCCAATGGGGTGGGAACATCTCCGCCACACGGGAATTCACAAACGGGTCGTCACCTTCCAAGGTACCCGACAGTGAGATGGTTTTCTCAACGTTGGTGTACAGGTCTTGGCGATAGTTCAAGTGGAAGTCTTGGTGCACCTCATCGATCAGGCGAATACCAAACCCACAGACGTCATAGAACTCATGGGGTAGACAGGCGTAGCCCATCTCCAATATGCCTTCTTTGTGGATTTCGTATTCTTTCAGGTAATTGTAGAACGTCATGTTCGAACAGATGACGAACTTGGCATCCAACGTACCGTCCACAGCCATCTGGGTGACTGCCTTAAGGGAGGCTGATCCCTTGATGACAATGATATCGCCCTTTTTGATCTTAAAGGCTTTCTCGATGTCACTGATCCATTTCTCTACGTACATCGCTTTGATGCACACAAAGGTTCTTTTCTTAATCTTGCTGATTGCAAGCAACGCGGTGAACGTTTTACCACGACCAGGGTCAATGGTGGCAACCTTGGTCACCCCTTCGTCGGTGATGTAGTCAACCAACTCGACTTGGTAGTCACGCGGCTCCCGAAGATCAATCAGCTCCAGTTCAATGTCGTCGCCATAGTTCTTTGGCAATTCGACTACGTTGATTTTACCCTTTCCATAACCGTGGCGTTCCAGAACCACGAAGAGTTCAGGCAACAGGTTACGGTGGAAATTAAAAACAGTTCGATCCCGTGTTACACCCACAAACACGCGCAGCATGGTTCGTACGAATCGCCCATTTGGACTTCGGGTGAACCCAAACTGCGCGAGCCGGTCGCACATTTCGAACAGGGCCGGACGGACACGAGGTCCGAAGTTCGACACCCGTACGAAATGGCTTCCAAGCTCTAAGGTCAACTCTGTGCCTACTTTGGGTGGAACCGGGGTAGGTCTCGTAGGCACAATGTTGCTCCTAGTTAACGTACGCCGGATTTGCCCACGACCAGATAGTCGAGGGGATGGTCAGGACGGTTGTCCAAAATGAAGGTTCGGATATCGCTGAGTACCGCCCCCTGCTTCTCATAGGCCATGGTGGCCGACAAGCTGCGGAACCACATGTTGTCCTCGTAATACCCCACTACACCATTCAGCCGGTCAACCGGCATACGGTGGTCATGGTTCTCGGGGTCAATTGCCATGGTGGCCAACAAGATCGCTTCCAGGTGCGCAATGTTCACACTGAGCTTGGAGTTGATCAGGTCGTCAAACGCAAACAGGGCTTCCTCGGTGGTGCTGTAGGAGCCTGAGTTCATGCGCTTGGAGGACTTATCTCGCGCCTTGTTCGCACTAGGCGAGGCCTTGATGAAGTTCTCAATCATGGTCATGTATTCCACAGTGTTCAGGTGACGCTGTGGCAGTTCAAAGATATCGTTCTCGAAGTCCCAGTCCGACAGATCGATCAGGAAATCACCACGGGAGGTGGTGGTCCAACCGACTTCCTTGAGGAAGCTCAAGAACAGCTCACCGAAGTAAGCACGTCGAGAACCCATCGAGACAGAGACCGTCACAGTATTGATCGCCCCGTCATTAATAATCTCCAGCTGAACTTCAACCAACTCAGCCAGACGTTCCATCGGCAACTCACGGACATGACGTACCCGATGCAGGTCAGTCAGGCGTGGGGCGTACTGATGTGGGACAATCAACCGCACTTCATCGGCAATTTTCAATTCTGCCATTAGGCGCAGTTTCGATTCGTCACTACCCTCCCGTATGTAGTATTGATCGTGTTCCGAGATCTTGAACGATTCCACGCTGGTACTGCCATCCAGGTGTTTGGTCGACAATACGCGCTGCGACAGAATCTCACAGAGCGTGGTGGCACTGACGTGACCCAGTACCGTCTTGGCCGGAATGGCGTTGGCCAGTTCGCCGAAGCAGGTGGCACAAACACCGTATGGATCAAGGTGTTGACATTTAAGGATGCTGCGGGTTTTCAGAGTACGACCGATCAACTTGTTACGATCGCGCTTGATGATGGGTTTGAGTTTCCCATCATCTTCCAGATAGAACTTACCCAACAGGTTCTCGAAGTTGGAGGAGGTGATCTTCCACTCGATGTAATGTTGGCTACCGCAGTCGCCTGGGTGGATGTGCTTCAACGTCTCACACACCAGCTGCATCCGACGGTTGAAGTACTCAGAATCGGCCACCGGGTCTTTGGCAAACCACAGGGCCTTGGATGCCGAGCGTGACTCGACCATCGATTCATACAGCTTGGTGATCCCGTGGGTGTAGCCTTTCAGCACCGGGGTGTGGAAGATGCGTGAGTTGATGTCCGTCAGATAGCCTCGTACCGAGACACACTGGAGAATCTGACCCATGCTCACCAGACCTGACTTAGCCACCTTGGCCACAGGGTTACCCACCAGTTCGTTCTCGTCGAGCAAAACCCCCCGCACGGCGGTGTAGGTGTGTTCGATGGAATTCGGGGACGGTTTGGTGTTGTCGTTAATTTCCTTGATCTTGGGGTGGGTTACGATGTCGATGAAATCAAGAATGCAGATACTGCTCACCGATTGCGGGACGTTCCAGGTGAAATCGTTGTAGATGTCCTGGAAGGTGTCGTACACCACTTGTCGGGCAGCATCCAGATCCAACAGATGGCCTTCGCCGCGTTCATCGAACCAGTCTTTGGTTTCAAACAGGGAGGTTTCGATCAGCTCGGCGGTGGTGCGCATACCGAGACGAGCTTTACCGATGTGGTAGCGTTTGTAAACAGGGGCTTGCGGGTAGAGTCGGTTGAACACCATGGTGTACCAACTGTACTGCGTCAACCGAGTATCAGTTTCAAGGTCCCCATCATCGAACTCCAGAATAAAGGGGCGGTCCGGCATGGCCCACAGTTGAGCAGTAGACATAGCCAGAATCTGGCGCACGGGAATACGTTCCACTAGGAACCTCCTCGAAGTTAGACGGCTGTGGGGTTACCCCCACAGCGAAGTTTATAAGAACATCCTCAGATGCTAGGTGGCGTCTGAGGCCTTTCAGGTTTGTACACGAAACGAATGCCCGCACACTCCAGAACGTGAGTGACGAACAGGATGTTGCGACCCTGTCCGAGCGGAAACTTGTCCCGGTCAATAACCTTGGGGATGTTGGTCGGTTGTGGTGCACGCAGGATGTTAGCCGTGATCTCCTTGTGTACCGTTGGGTTGTTGGACTGATCCACCAGGTCGGCTGCTACGTAGCCACCGGCTGTACTGGCAAGTAGACGGACTTCACCTTCCCCGGTCAGTCGAATGGGTGAGGCACGACCTGGGTAGGCGTACTTATCCATCTTGGTGATCTTCGCTGGGATGCCGTGGTGCTGTAGCTTGGCAGAAGCAACGCCTGACCACTCACTACCGGTTTTCTCCAGCTCGATCACGTAAACGCTACCGATCATGATCGGGGCATCCGTCACGACCCGCTTACCGTTTTGGGCAATGAAGCTCACAGGACCATAGCAAGGTGGGTACTTCGCTTGGACTTGCTGGACCGTCTCGACATAATCGATCGGGTTGTGTGTTGGCATCCACAGGTAGATACCATCACGCATCACCGACAACAGGTGCTCCTCGATGGGTTGTTTGTACTCCCCACGAGCAAACATCTGAGCCATCCACGGCGACACGATGTCGTAGTAACCAAAAAGGTATTGCCACGCCTGTGCCACAATGGCCGGGTCCAACTGAATGTCTTGTCCCGGTACGATGTTGCTTTCTCGACTGCCGAACAACGCGTTCTGTAGGTTGAAGGTGGGTTTGGGTTTCGGTGGGACGTCATTACCCCAAGGACTGAAGCCAAACATTTGACGAATCTTCTTAGTGACATCGCGCGAGGCAGCATTGAAGTACTGTTCGTACAAACGTCCCAAGTTCATCCGTTTGATGTTGGAGTCGGCATCCATGATGTAGTCAGCTGAATTGCCATCTGCATCCACCGGCATGTTAGCCCGTGGCCAGATACCGCAGATAACCGCCTTATCGCCATGGGTCCCGGTGATCTTGTTACCGATCGTAGGCACCATGTCGTATTGGTAGGTCACCTCAATCCGCCATTCATCCAACTCATTGCGGCGGTAGGTCTTGTTGACATCCATACTGCCTTGACGACTATCGCGATGACGTTCGTTCAGATAGGTACGGGCTTCCACCAGCAACCGGTTAAATTCGTACCCGAGTGTTGGACGACCTTCCGGACGACGACAGACTTTCTCATACTCCTGCCAGATACGACGGTAGTAGTTAGTGGCGGCTGTGTGGTACTTGCGCAGCTGCCGATCCATACCTGCCGGGGTATTGCAATTACGCAGCAGGTGATTGTGCTGAACCATGATATCGATCACAGTAGCGCCAGGGGTTGCATAGACCAGTCGGTCGTAGATGTAGTCAGGTTCCCGCAAAGCGGTTGGCGACATCTCGATCGGAGCCAACAACGGATCGTATTTGCGCAGAGCAAACAGGAGACCATCATCACGGATCTTTTCACCAATGTCCGGTACAGGCTTGTATTCATCCGGACGTTCAGGATTACCGTAGAGGTTGATCATGTAGTAGTGCTGACCACAGCTCTCTACCCGTTTCTCAAACCCTTGGGCTGTGAGTTTCGGAAGAACATCATCGGCAAAGATCGCACCGTCCTCAATCACGCCTTCGACGGACATCAGACACATGTTCAACTCAAGACCGTATTTGTAGTCCCCTTCTGGTGTGACGCTTGGAGAATCAGCCACTTTGGTACCCGCTCGGATGCGGGCTTCGGCAGTCATCTGACGGACGACGTTCTGGTCCTTCTGATATTCGAATCCGAAGTGCTGATGGTTACAGTTATACATCGGAAGGATCATTACATCGACGTGACCGGTTTTCGCATCTTCGTAGATGTACGCTGTTTCGGGGGAGAAGGCGATGCTGTCGATACCGGCAGTTTGGTCGTAGCGATGCACTACGGCCAAAATCACCACATTGTTCTCAAAGCGCTTGGAGAACGTGTACTTAGCAAACTCTCGTTCGGTACCTGTTTGTTGACGGCGCAGGGTGCTGCCTTTAATCACAAGGCTCGAACCCAATGCCGAGTTTGCCATCTGGACCCGCGGGGAACTGTCGCCGCGCAGGTGGGAGTTCAGGTTACTGACACCAACCAGTTCGGGGAACAGTTGGCATTCGGCTTCCATCGGGTCAACCTCATTGTAGTGAGGTACCTGAGTGTGCTTGAAGACCTCTTTGACTTCATCCGACACGATAGACTCCTTAGTCTTCTACGAGTTTAAGGGGCAGTGGTGATCACTCACCAAGGGTATTCACCTTAATAATATAGGTTTGTTTTTTCTTTACTGCGGACGGACACAGACATGACCATGCCTATCCAAGAGTTGATGACCAACACGGTGGCTCAAGTTTATTGCGACCAAGCGTTTCGTGATACGGTCGAGTCAGTCTTGAACATCATCAAAGTCAATCCTAACAATCGCACCATCGGTATCGAGCCCGGCATCGCCTACAAATATGAGTTTGACTTCTACGGGTTGTTGTCACACCTCAAAATTCCTACGAGCATGCACTGGTTAACCCTGCGGGTAAACGGTTATCGAGACCCACGGGACTATGTACACACCCATGTCGAACTGGTCATCCCAAGCGAAGACGACCTGACGTATGTGCGTCGGATGTACAAGACACGAAAGGGCATACTTTGAAAAAAAAAAACAGGGGACCGAAGTCCCCTGTTGCTTTTATGCCGCCTTAGATCCCGGTGGGGAACATCGGCTGTTGCATAAAGGGTTGTTGCATGGGTTGTTGGTACTGACCAGGGAAGCCCATCATGGTCTGCTGCGACTGTGCGAACTGTTGTGCGAACATCTGCTGCGGAGTCATCATCGGCTGCTGAACCGGCTGCTGATACTGAGGTTGCATCACCATCGGCTGAGGTTGAGCCGCTGCGCCCATACGTTTAGCCAACAGATCACTGAAGGAGACCGTATCGGATTCCTTCGTAGGCTGGTGAGCTTGCGGTTGGTACTGAGGTTGTGGCGGCTGTTGGGTTTGAGTTTCCCACGGCATGACAGTGGGGGTTGTTGGGGCTGGGGTGTTGGTAACCGGAGGTTGAAGCGACACTTCTGCATTCTCGATGCTGGCCAACGCATGATGCGCGGCGTGTTTCGGGGCGCTGGTATCGAGTACCACCACCTTGTTCGATGCAGCAGGCTTGACTTCGGCACCGGTCTTATCCAGCACCACGCCTTCGTTACCCGACAGGCTCGGGATCAGATCGCGGTACTTGCCAAGGTCGTTGAGTTCCTTGTCGAAGTCCACGTTGATCAGCAGCTTGTCCGCATCGTCCAAATGTTTCTTGAACTTGCGCACGATGCTGTTGAGCTGTTTGGCCACCTTAGCAAACGACGACATCATCGCATGGAAGTACGGTGCGACGTCGCTGTTGGTACCGAAGCTGTACTTGTCCACGTCCTCGGCCTGCGGCAGGATGTAGTCGAACAGGGCCTTGATGGCTTTCTTGTTCTTCTGACTTCCCAGCGTAACCGTGAAGACTTCTTTGCCCGGTGTACCCAGTTGTTCGATCAGTGGGAAGGTGGTAACGGCTACGCGAGAGTAACCTTTACCTTTCCATTGACCGGCACGCTTGAGGTACATGTTGATCAGCTGGTTCTTGTCGATACCCAGCTGCTCGATGGTTTTGGTCAGGTCCTTGAACGTATTCTCGGTGACCGGACCGACCAACGAGAGGAACTCGTGCTGGTCAGGCGTGAGCTTCTTCTGAGCATCCACATTGATGGCAATCGCCATCAGCTGGGTGGCCAGCTCGGTTGTGACACCGAGTATCCGCACCATCAACAGCGCCTTGAGTTTGCGCAGTACTTCGGACTCACCACGCAACAGGCTTTCCGACAGCGGGTGGAAAGCGATGGTGGTGTTCCAGTTGGGGTTGGCCAACACTTCAGAGGTCGGCATCACCAGACGCTTGGCAGGTTCCTTACCTACCGTACACGGCGTGTGGATACCGTCCAGGTCCATGCTGATCAGACCTTCCTTGTTGACAACGAGGCCGGCAGCTGCCAGCACGGACTCATATAGTGGAATGAGCATAGTTCATGCCTCCGAGTGGGTTTTGATTGTTTGCGACCTGGGTCACAGTTTTGTTTGCCAAGCTTTCGATGTCGCTGACGTACTGCATGGCGTAGTTGACGTTTTGCGAGAGCAGCGGGGTGGTCAGCGAATCTGCAAAGGACGGCGCACAGAAGTACTGCTCAGGACCTCCCATTACAGAAGCGAAGATGTGGGTTTCGCCATACATGTCAATCATGACACGGATGTTGAAGTCCACTGCGTTGTTGATCGAAAGACCGGTGAGGATCTCGTGAATCAAACGGTTGATGAAACTGTTGGTGGCGAACTTGATCATCTCCGGGGTGGGGAGCCAGGACGACGGGGCGCCTTGAAGGTCAACCAAGAACTCACGGGTCACCGTACGGTTGGTAGCCGAGAACGCCACCTTGGTCAGGAAGTGGTCCGACATCAACGCGGGAACTTGCGAACTGATCACCTGTGCAATGATGCCTTCGGTGTTCGACGCATTCCAGTTGGCCGAGGCACCTGCTTGGTGAAGCGGCATCTCGAATCCACCGGTGGTGGACGGTTCGATCAGACTGACGCGATCGTCGAGGTTGCCATGGTTCGACCCGATTTCCATGAGACACTTGTAGGTGAATGAACACCCTTCTTGGAAACCACCGTTCTGGATGATCTGGTGCAAGATCCGGTTTTGGTTGATGCTCATCTCGGCGTAATGACCGATCGCACGATCGAGGGTGTCGCCGTACGGGGTGGCCATGCCATCGGACGCTGAGATGTTGTGGATCGGCAGCGAGCCCTTGAGCACTCGAGAGAGGTACTGGTTGGGCAGGTCGTTGGCAATCGTGGAGAACTTGGGTGTGTTCCCAGCAAAAGCCGTACGACCATCAATCACAGGTTCGGAGTAGTTGCCCGGTCCTGCAATCTGCATGATGCTGAACACGTCCTCTGGACGCAGACCCAGCGTAACCGTTTCGCCGCCGCCCATACCGAAGGTTGGGTTGTACTCACCCGAGAGGACTCGATCAGAACCGGCCAGACGGATGCCACCCTGTGCACCGAGGTTCAAGCTGAGCACGCGGTTGACGACCAACTGCATGTCCGGGTCGAAGCTTACGTTGTTCAGATTGCGATGGTAGCCTTGGTAGTTGGTGTACCCCGACATGTACTGCTTGACCAAGCCGGTTTGATTCTGAATCTCCACCTCCATCATGAAACGCAGGCGTGGGGTATCCCAACCACTGATAATGTTACTGTCCCAGTAAACGTCAGCCGAAGGACGCAGGATGCTACCTGCGTAAGGGGCCAGTGCACCGGGGGTGATATGTTGACCCTCCTGAGTGACCTGACGCAGCGTGTCAACCATGTTGTTGTCCACGTTGTTGGTCAGGTGATAAGGACGTTGGAACTGTGGGTTGTGAGATCCGGTCGGGGTGAACAGAACTCGAACGATCTTTACATAACTGGGCAACATAGGGGAACGTTCCTTACTAACAAGGGGTTTAGATTATGCGAGCGGCCGCCAACTGGTGATCGACGGGGGTCAGAATGTAATCCATCAAGAGGCGAACCAATTGACTTTTCACATCGGCCGGTACTGTGATCACGTTGTCGAACTCAAAGCGAAACTCACTGACTTTCTCAACTGGTACATAGACGGCCCAGTAGTTGGTCGACATTTCCAGTGCAAGGGCATCAATGGCCCGACAAGCCGCATTGGTCTGTCGGTCTGAAGTTTTACCGCTCTGTCTTGTGCTGTAGGGGTACAGACCCACCAGCTTTTGTACCGCATCTGAACTGATACGGCTACGGCTTTCCACCGTGAACATCGCCGACTCTTCTTCCCAGTTATAAGCCGTTGCAGTCAACAACACCGCCAGCTCTTTGAAGCCCCAATGGAACATCAAGGCTTGGGTGGCGCCGATGGTGCGAAGGAGAGAAGGTTTGTCCAGGTTCGGGATCGCCCGTGGGGACAGGACTTTCGACATGACCCACTGAACCAAAGTCATCTGGTGTGGGGCTATCGGGTCCAGCTCCAGCTTCCATGCATTGCGGATGCACATCTCCACCAACTCCGGCGGTACCGTCGGATCGATAGCATGCGTCATCTGCATGTAGTTCTCAGTGTAGATCGATTGGGGGATCAGATCACCATCCGAGATTTCTTGCTTGACCTTGTAGGTTTCAGCGATCGACATGTTGTCTTCATCGCCACCACGATCGGTCGGGTTATGCTTGGGATTCAGCTTGCCGTCACCGGCTGTAAAGCTGCGATCCAAAGACTTGTAGGTATTGCGCAGGTAGTGGTACACGTTGCTGATGATGCTACTGTTGACATCCACCACCGTCACTTCCGACAACGCCACTTTCTTGACGATGGCGCGACAGTACAGGTGGTCTGGCAATTCAGTAGAACTCAGACCAAAACACACCGAAGCCACCGAAATCGCTTCTCGTGCAATGTTGGCTTCCACATAAGCCCGCAGACGTTGAGCACCTGGTGTGGTTTCGATCCAAGTGTCCCCAAGAAGACCGTAGGCGTATTGCTCCTTATGGTTGTTACCCACGTTCTTGTTGATGAAGATGAACTGGTAGAACACCGGAACCATCAGCTCCAACGACACTGCCAAGACGGCCAGCTCTTTATAGTCGTTGATCAGGTATGTCCGGTCCTCGGGATTACCGTCATACTGGTCGTAGATGTTCTCCGGGATATAGATGCTTCCGTACCCCAAGACCCAATAACGCAGTTGGTCGTAGGTAAAGAGATCGTACATCCGCTTTACAACTTTCTTCAACTTACCGAACAGCAGTCGAAGCTCCCCCTGTGTCCGCATCAGCTCGTAAGCTTCAACGTAACACTCCCATAAAGCTTGTTGCTTATCCGCAGGCCATGAGGCGATGAACCCATTGATCGGGTTAAACAGATTGTCGAGATTCTTGAAGCTGGTGCGATTGAGCATCGACCCACTCCACTCCAACTCCTGTCCCTGATGGCTCGTCAGAAAAGAACCGATCATCTGGGCCGATTGGTTCTCTTTCGAACGAATGCCGGCAATCTTCATAAACAGGTACTCCTTAGTACTGGTTGCCAGAGGATATTATACACTTATAAAAGCTTTCAATCCCGTGGTCGCATGGAGGGACGTGGGTTGGTGTGCCTGCTGCCGGACAGGCCGACAGCAGGACTCGTGGGGTGTTACATGTTGTAATCGTCGTCGCTGCCCCAGTCGTTACCACTACTTGCCGGTGCGCCGCCGTTACCGCCGTTGCGATTACCACCGCCGTTGTAGCCACCGCCGTTGCCGCCACCATTACGGTTGCCGCCACCGTTGTAACCACCACCAGAACCACCGTCTTTGTTCTTCGGTTCCGGAGCCACGTACTCAGCAACAGCCACACCGCCGGTCAGGTTGTTGATGGTACGACGCCAGCCACGAGCGAAGAAGTTCGACGCTTCAGCTTTCGAGAGCGGTTGACCATCCGGACCCATGATCGCATGGTAGTTGGTGCCCAGGAAATCGAACTTCAGGTACGGACGATCCTTGGCGACCAGCGCAATGAACATCACGCCTTCTTTGTCGCGACCCAGAATGGTGGTGGACACCACACGAGGTTCTTCAGAACGCTTGCCTTCGAAGAAGGTATGGTTCTTGTTGACGATCTTGTAAGCCGTGTCGGGACCCGACTTCAGGACCGCATCGAACAGTTCGAGGAATGCCCCGAAAGTCAGATGATCCATGGCAGCACGGATGTTGCCATTGTTCTTGTCGTTCGGAACGTTGGTGTAGACGTCCAGGTGGATTTGGTTTTTGACCACGCTAACAGCCAGCGCGCCGGGGAACTTCGCACCTTGGTCGGTCAGGGTTGGACCCGAAAGGCGAAGTTTGTACTCGTCCAGGGCGTTTTTCTTACGCGGTGCCGGACGGAAATTGTTGTTGCCAGCCATGATTTTTGTCACTCCTCGGTTTTACACATTATGGGGCAAAAAGGTAGTTTTTTACCTTTTTGCGTTAGAACATCTTCAACAAAATCATTTTGAATTCAGGGTGAAAGGGGTAGCTGTTGATACACTGTTTCATCCGACCCAATGTGGTGGTTGGTGTCCAAAGATACTTAGACGCCATGTCCACAAACTGACGCTTCTCTTTAATAGGGAAGGTTTGAAAGTGAACACCATCACCGAAGAGTTGAAGGGTTACGTGGTTAAAAGGCATCCGGGTCAAATCCAACCCAGCACCCCCTGTGAGCTTTGACGACCACTGGGTGTGTGGTTTGATCTTACCGGTGTGAGACTCCAATAGATCCAGTCTTTGGAATTCGTAGCGAGACAGTAGATCGATTGGCATATGCGTCACAATCAAACTGTCTTGAGGACAACCCTTAAGGGTCAAGTCGCTGTGTTGTAAATCAATCACGCCGCTTTTGGTCAATGCCCCTAGGACAAAATCCTCTTGCGACACCATTGCTTTCTGCAAATCCGTTTTGGGGGTCTTGAGAAAACAATGTTGGTATTTCTTCTCCAACCCTGCGTAGGACTGAATGTAGAAATACGGGGTACACAAACCTCGCGTGACGGAATCTAGCGACCCCATGATGACCTGAATCTCAGCGGTTAACGCATCAAACAAGTCATCGTCCTTTATTGCATCCTTTCGATCGCGCGCTACCGCGCCGATCAGGTTCCGTAGCAGGGTGCGTACGTTGAACCAGATGGCACGATAGTTGTTGATCGGTGGTTTTGCCTTGTGTTCCGGGTGATCCTCCGACACCCCGAACGCACTCTCCAGTGCTAACGCTGTGGCAATGGAGATCGGGGCGTAATTACCCAGTTCACGTTCGGCCAGAGGAGAATATCTTCTGGTCATTTAACAGATTCTCCGCAAGTTGGTGGTAGAGAGGATCGTGAACTTCTTCCTTGAAGCGCGCCATTATCAAACCGAAGATGTTGTCGGGGGTAATGGCAGCAGGGGTAAAGGGTGTGATGATGCGGTTAACCGCCTCACGTTTACCTTTCTCTTGGTCCATGACCTTGGTGGTTAGGAAGTGCTCGGTGTACTTCGTCTTCAGTTCATTCAAACTGAGGATGATGGGGTCCGTCTTATTTGCTAAGATGCGTACATGTGAGCCTGGCGGTAGCGCCAATACTTGCTGCTCTACCTTATCGGTGGCCAAATCCAGGCTATCGCCACTACAGTCTACCGAGACATACATCTTAGCGTTACGGTTTTCTATAAAGCGAATTTCATGCCGACCATCGGCTTTGGTTTTAACCCAGAGATGTCCTTTGGCTTCTTCCTCACCGTGACAGAGTCGATCAAAAGAACCTGCTGCCAGAATGTTGCCGTTCTGCGAGCGTTTGTGGATGTGTCCCCCGAATACAAAGTACCGGGTGATGTTCTGGTAACGGTCACATTGGTGCTTTGGGGCCGGGACGTGTTCAGGCAGCTGGTGCTCGAAAGCCCCGTGAAGGACGGTGAAGTCCACTTTTTCCAAGCCGTGTTCAGCCAATGCTTTTTGAACATCCAACCACACATCGTTGGGATCGTGTTTCCACTCATCCGGAACGTACAGGACGTGAATCCCCAATTCGGCAATGTACTCAATCGACAGGGTATCAACGTATTTAAAGTTGGCCCCTATCGTGTTGTTGGCGTACACCATGTTCGCACTTTGTTGCCAATCATGCGAAGGTGTTCCGTACAGACACCGAACAATGACATTGCGTCGTTTACACTGAGCGAGGAAGTCGTTCATCCAACGGTCGATCAACTCCAGGTTAGGATCGGAGTAATCCAACAGTCGATCAAACAGGTCCCCTGCAATGATGAACAAATCCAGTTCACCAAAGGCATCAGTGTCCGGAAACTCCCGACGAAGGTTTTCGATGATGTGGGCCGTTTCGGTGTTGTGGTGACCTAAGTGCACATCACCTATTTCGGCGATCGTTAGCTCACGCAAGCTCGTAGTCATCGATGAAGTCCCCATCACTGGATGGTGAGGTAGTGGTTTGTGGTTCGGCAACTTTGGTTGCGTTAGGGTCTTTGATCACCCCAAAATGTCGCAACACAACACGCCATTCCTCTTTCTCCGCTTCAGACAGGGCCACTACTTGGGTTTTGGCCTTCACCGCATTACCGATGTAGCGTTGACCAAGGGTGGGCACCACGTCGTCTTTTTGTAGGGACTTGGCTACGTGTTCGAACATCGTGTCGCCCCGATGACGAGCCGGCTTGAAGGTAAACCGACGAGAGATCGGGGGGCAACGGAAAAGCAGTTCGCTACCACGATAGACATCCAACGGCCGTTTGACGTTGTCCGACACTTGAAGCCAAGGCTGAAGGCTCGGGCGTTCTTCAGTGCTCAGCAACATGGGTAGGATGGCTTCGCGAAAGTACTCTTCGCTGCAACGCGGCACATCACTTTGGAACAATTGGTTAAGGTCTGAGATGGCTTCTTTAACGCGTTCGGTGTTTTTTACAATCGGTTCTTTCTTCGTCATGGTCTGGTCCTCAACACAAACGACTAGGGTCATACCCTAGCCGTTGTGTATAAAGAGTTACTTAGTGCGCTTTACGATTGTGTTTTAACCGGCACCTGGACAGAAGTTTCATCCAGGGGCTTGTCAGTGATCAGGTTAACAGTGATGTAAACCAGCTGACCGGGTTTGTACTGTTTGGAGCGGTGTTCTTCGAGCACGGCGGTTCCGAGTTGAGTTGCGTCGGATTCGGCGTCGAAGGGTTTGTACTGGGGCAGGCCATTCTCATCACGAGTGATATCGTAGAGAAACAACCCGCCGTCACGCAGTACACACATAACCAGAGCATGGTCCGTACATTCCAGTGAGGAGTCGATAGTAGCCCGACCCTCCTCCACCAGTTGTTGGATCGTTTTAGGTTCCGGGGTGTGGGCGTGGTGGTCGTGACTGTGTTGGGTTTGTGTCAAGCGTTGACGCAGCTCAACGATCAGGTCATCAAACTTGGTACCGATTTCTTCCACCATTTTGAGACTGGCCTTGTCTGCGCAAATTTCTGCCAGACGGATGATCTTGACATTTTGTTCGGTCACCACTTCATCCAGTACCGAGATCAACTGATTCAGTCGGATGAAAACTTGGTCCACTTTCGGACCTTGTTGTGGGAATGTGGACTGTCTCATACGAGCAGCAACACCGTTCCCCTCCACCGTTACTGGAGCAGCGGTTGTGGTTTCTTGGGAAGTAGGGGTAGTCGTCAAAGAATAATCGGGAGTGGTCACAGGGGGTTTCCTTTTTTTTAACCGTTGTTGATTTCAGCAATTTTCGCCACTTTGGAGTTGATCAAGGACAACTCACGACCGGCGTAATACTGTTGACCATTTACCAGCACTCGGATATCCAGCGAAAGGTCGATCAGGTCGGGTCTGTCAGGGTCAGGGGTGGTAGCTTCAGCATCCACCTCAGCACCGTCAAAGTACCGGGAGAGCAACGTCACCAACGTACTGCGAGTTTCGTCGGCCAAGCGCATGGGTTGTTCGGTGTTGTTCTGGATAATGGCGGGGAAGGATGCCACTGATCCGTCGAAGATGAAGGATTGAGATTTCTCGCTCACCAAGAAATACCCCAACAACTTATCGAGCTTCTCGGGAACATCACCAACCCAACCAGAGGCACTGAGGGAGGGGATCTCAACATTCATATACACCTCAACGAGACAGGGCAAAAAATAAGGCTTCATATAAAGGGGATGAGTGAGGGGACAAAGTCCCCTCACCAATCACCAAAGTGAGGAATTGAATTTACTGGTCGGATCGTCCCGGCCAGTACGGTAGCGCATCAGCAGTTCACTCCAAGTACAGAGCACGTCAACCTTCTGATCGAAGTTCAGTTGGTCTTCCGCTTTCTCATGTTCCAAGAAGTAGGTGACTGCACGCCATTCCTCGCCTTCTTCAGTGTCCTCTACAATCCCGGACATGACGCACTGGTAGTGATAATGTTCCTCACCCACTGCATCGCCATGTTCGTTCACATAGGTTTCACTATAACCGTCGATCTTCTGGTCCAGATACGCTTGGCGGATCTCGGGCTGGGCCATCAGGAACGGCTGCATCACCACCGGGGCATGTTGCAAGGCTGCAATACCCACCAGTTGACGAATGCTGTCATCATCCCACAGACTGACCACCCGTCGCGCGCCGGCTCGGGCCAGGCGGGCTGCGTCCTCACCGAAGAACCGACTCCACTCGTTCCGGGTATTCTGAACGAAGTTAAGTCCTTCTTGAGTTAGCATGGGGGTAATCTGCTGATGCAGGGTGTTGACAAACTGCTGCACTTCGGGGTGGGGTGCACCATACAACAATTGGTCAAACGTATTGGTACCGCCAATTACCATTTGGGCCATGAATTACTCCTTCTACATAAAGTAGTGGCTAATGGTAATTTTAGATCGCGTAGATGCCACGCTCCGCGAACCACTTCTCGGTACCGCGCTTTGCCACCAGGTAGAGGCCTTGTGGGTTGGTGAGGTAGAGCGAGTAGGTGGTGGCGGGTGCAGGGACACTACCCCCGTTGGCCACTTTCTTCGTTTCGGTTTGTTCATCAGGAACCAGCGAGAAGGTATAGCCGTGCTTGGCCAGCTCCTCACGCATCTCCTTGAACTCCTGTGGGGTGGACTTAACCACCAGCAGGTAGGTCCGCGACGTATTCAGTTGATTGTTCTGCGCCAGTTGGAGCAGCTCTTGTGCCTTGTTCATTCGAGGTGTCCTCGGTGAGAGGGGACTGAAAGCCCCCTCAAGTTTATTTAGCGACCCCGGTGGATGTAGTTCGAGATCGTAGTCACCACAGGCGCAGGGATTGCGATGTGGCTAGAGATACTGCGGGGTTTGCGGGTGTCGTAAACACCGTTGCGGGGTGCCAGTTCATCCAGAGCCTCCAACATCTGGTGGTCCAGAATAATGATGCCGTT